ATGGCCCTCACTGCCTATATCCTCAAGGGACACGCAGCAGCAACGTTCGGTAGCCGCTTCGGCTACTTCGTGAACAGCTACGCCGACCCGGCCTCCGGGGCGCGGGATGATATCGACCCGGACACGTCTGAGGCCGCCGAACTTCTGGCCGCCGATCCTTCCCAGATGTGGGTTGCCGTGCCTGCTGGGCTAAAGGTCTATGCTCACGACGCCGACGGTGTCGACACCGGAATCATCCAGGATGTCGATGAGCCGCAACCGCCGGGGCACCATATGGTGTTTGTGGCGTGGTCCGGCGGCACAGGCAATTGGACCCCCGCCGACATCCTGTTTCCGGAGGGCTAAATGCAGAAAGTGAAAATGCCGGTTTGCCACGAGTACCTCGAAGACGATGGCCTCTTCGTAATGTTCGCGACCGAAAGGTCGTACTACTTCGGCGGCTGGCCAGTAGAAGTCACCTGTCCGACGGAAAAAGCCATCCGTTATGTCGGAGAGTACCGAGGTTGGACGCGGGGCGAGATCTCTGATCTCGTCTACGCCATGCTAGATCTACCGTCCGGGAAGGTCCCGGACGATATCGCGGAAAAGATCCGAGATATCATCCGCGTGGCGCCATATCCGGACCATGTGACGCCGGACTGGCATCCTCGATCCGCGAGGGTCGAGGCCCAGAATTCACCGTTGCGGGAATTGAGCGACGCGGCTGTGGCAGCCTGCGCAGCTCGCATCCAGCGGTTGGATGCTATGCACGACCGAGAGGGCTACCGTCATCGCGGCGCCTCGCCATGGAATATTCACATTGAGGGCTTGCTGGCCTCTGAATGGCAAACAGCCGCAAGGCTGACGGGGCTTCGAGGCGATTGCGCCTACCGCGCCATCGAGTGGTATTGGGGCGATCCCGAGTTGGCCTCCAGATTGTGAAGGTACAGGGAGAACTCGCCACATGACTCCCTTCCGCGCCGCCCGCGAATCCCTCGGCTGGACGATCGCCGAGGCAGGAAAAGCGCTTGAACTGTCCTGGCGCTATGTCAAGCGCCTGGACGAAGGAGAGCGGGAGCCACACAAGCACACAATCGAGGTGATGCGCCTGCGGCTGGCGGCGAAGCGGCTGGCCGAGACGTGGGCGGCATCCGGGCTATCCGGCAATCCTCAACAGCTGCGCGCCATTGACGCTGCCATTATTGCCCTGACGCAGACCTCAGCCACCAACTCGCCTTCTGACGAGCATCGGCCGCAGCCGGGGCGGAAAGACGCGGCGTGACGCGAAAAAACCCCGCCACCCCGGAGGGCGGCGGCCTACCGGGCGCAGGTCTCGCGCCAGGTCTCGTCATGCCGCAGCACCGCCTCGGCGGTCCGCTGGGTCAGCTGGTCGGCCCGGGCGATGAAGATCGGCCGAGCCAGGCTGCAATACTCAGTCCCTCGCCCAGTCGCGGCGCAGCCGGTCAGCAGCAGCGCCGTCAGGCAGGCGATCGATCGCGCGATCGACATCGTTGCGTCTCCCCACTGCGGTGACAGTTCCCTCGAGCCCGTCGACCCGGGCCGAATCGCGCCCGGCCAGGTAGAGCCAGGCGCCCGCGGCGATGACGGCCGCCACGGCGAGCGCGGCGGCGATCAGCCGCCCGCCGCCAAGCGCCGCCAGCCAGCCCGGCATCACCCGGCCTGCCGGCGCGTCGCCCACCAGATCCCGGCACCGGCCGCGATGGCCAGCAGCAGGATCGCGAGCTGCGGGTTGACGCCGGCGGCGACGAGCGCCTGATGCACGCCGCCGACCTGCACCACGACCTGCTGCGCGGCCGTGGCCGTCGCCGCGACCGTGCCGCCGATCGCCGCGACCGGCGCCAGCCGATCGGGCGTCGCCTCGACCTCGGCCGCCCGGGTGCGCTGCGGGTCGCGGGCCTCGCTGTCCGGCGTCGGGGTCATGTACAGCGCCGCCTCGACCGCCCGGCGGCGGACCAGCCCGTTCAACACGACCAGCTCGCCCTGCGCGTTGCGCCCCTTGTTCCAGAGCGCGAAGGCCCGCGCCGCGCCGGCCCAGTCACCGGCATTATGCAGGCGCAGGACGGAGGAGCCCCTGAAGCCGGCGGGGCCGATGTTGAACCGCAGGCTGACCAGCGCCGCGAACGCATTGTCGTTCGTCGGCACCTTCAGTAACCGCTCGACGTCGGCCTCGGCCTCGTCGAGGTCGAGATCCAGCAGCCGATCCGCCTCGGCCTCGCTGATTTTCATCGCCTCGTGGACATCGGGGCCGGTATGGCCCCAGCCGATCGTCAGGACGCCCGACGGGCATCGATACGGGACCAGCGCCGGGCCGCCGCCCGGCCCCTGTTCGAACTCGTGATACAGCGCCAGCCCGGCCGCATTGGTGTTGCGGGGCATTGTCGTCTCCTATGGTGAATTGATGCGGTGCCGGCCGAACGCCGCCGGCGGGCGAAATCAGGGGCGCGCGGCGCCCTGCTGGCGGCGATCGGCCTGCTCGACCAGGCGTTCGACCATCCGGGTCAGATAGGCCAACTGTTCCTGCAGCCGGATGACGCCTTCCGCCGTCGCCAGGATCTTGACGTCCTGCGCCCGGTCGGCCGCCTCGAGGCGTTCAAGTCGACTGGCCTGCTGGTCGACGCGCGCATCCAGCTTGGAGGCGAACCACACGAATCCGCCTGCCTGGACGATCAGCGTCGCGATCAGCGCGATCGGCACTTTCTTGTCGAGATGCCACGATTCGCGCGGCGCATCGTCGGCCATGATGTCCCCCATGAACGAGGGGCACCACCTGGACGCCCCGCTGACGTGTGTCGTTTAGGTTTCGGCCGATCAGGGCCAGCCGGCCGCCTCGTCGATCGCGTCGAGGGCTGCGAAGTCGGCCGCGGCCAGTGCGGCATCCTTCCGGTCGCGCGCGTGCTGCACCACCGCGCCGTACCAGGCGCCTACGGCCGCCGCGAGCGCGAGGCCATCGGCAGCGGTCGGCAGCGGCACGCGGCTGTTGTCGGCCGCAATCCACCCGAGCGCGTAGGATGCCGGCCAGGCGACCGGCGCCGCCGTCGCCGCGGTGATCATGACCGTCGTGGCATAAGCCGCCATGCCCGAGAGATCGGCGCGCGCGCCGTCATGCACGGCAATCCGGGCCGCGCCATAGGGCGCGCCGGCCGCCAGCACGGCATCGCGCCACGCATCAATGGCCGCAACCTTGGCCGCCCGCGCCTCGTCGAGGGACGGCGGCGGCAACACCGCCTCGGCCCCGCCGGCGGCGACATGGGCGAGATAGTCGCGGTACTCGCCGTTGCGCTCATCCCGCGGGATGATCGCGCCGTCAGCGATCCGCCGGATCATGCCGGCCTCGGTCAGCTCGTAGATCACAGCTCGGCCCTCGCGACGATCTGGGCACTCGACGATGTCGACAGCAGCCGGGTTGCATAGCCCGGCGTCATGCCGCCCGAGGCATTGGCGGCATTGAGCACCACGACGGCGCTGTCGCCGTAGGTCATGGTGATCGTGGTGCAGGGCGCCGAGCCAGCCGGGCTATACACGTTGAAGCTGGTCGCCGCGGGCAGGAACGTCACCGTCGGCGCCGCCATCATCGGCACCCCCAGCCGCAGGCTATAGAGGCCGGTGGTCGCCGTCTCGACCGACCCGAAGGCGAATATGGTCGACGACTGCCCCTCGCCGAAGACCTGCAGATAACGCTGGCACAGCCCCAGCTCGACCGTATAGGGGCGGAAATCGAAGGTGGTCGCGGCGGTGCCGCGCTCCAGCTGCACATTGGCGATCGACCAGGTCGCGCCGGCGGTGGCCATCAGGTTGGTGGCCCCGGTCGCGCCGAAATAATTGGCCGCGGCCCAGTTACCCGCGGCGCCGAGCCCCGACGATCCCGAGCCCAGGCAAAAAATCACATCGAGCCCGACCGAACCGGCCGTGATCGGCCAGGTACCGGAGGTGTCGCCGGTGATGGTGACAGAGATGGGCGTGGCGGTATTCGCCGTGGCTACCGAGTAGGTGAACGGCCAGGACCGGTTGGCCGCGCCGTTGCGGATCGAGCCGGAGAACGTGCCGGTGACGGACGAGCGGACGATGAACGACAGCGTGATCGACTGCGCCCCGGACGCACCGAACCCGAGGTCGGCCACCTGCGGCCCCTCGATCCGGTGCAGGATCGCGTAACTGTCCGACGCGCCGGGGCTGGCCGCCGCCGTGCCGACGGTGGCGGTGAGCATGTAGGGATAGCCGCTGGCGCCACTGCTGCGCGAGACGGTAAAAGTGCCGGCCGAGGCGACCCCGAACGCCTGCCAGCGGTCGATCGGATAGACGCGGGTGGCGCTGTTGACCGTCGTGCTGCCTGACAGCTGCGCCACCCGGAAATTGCCGTTGTAGATCCGGTTGCGGCCGGAAACGGTCGACAGCGCCGCCGTCGCCGTCGCCACGAATGCGGTTGTCGCGATCTGCCCGGTGTTCGTGCCGGCCGTCGCGGTCGGCGCGGTCGGCGTGCCGGTCAGGCTCGGCGAGACCGCCGGCGCCGCGCCCGCGATATCGGCCACCGCCAGCGTCACGTAGCCCGTTCGGCCGGCCACCGACATCACCGCGCCGTCGAGGCCCGGAGCGCCCTGGTCGCCCTTGGGCCCGCCGATCAGGATCATCCAGCGGCCATAGGGGCCGCCGCTGCCGGTGACCGAGGTCACGTTGATGGTGAGCGATCCCGGCGTCGAGGCCGTGACCGTGCCGCTCAGGCTGGCGGCGCCGTTGTCGACCGACATCGCGGTGATCGGCCGCGTCAGCGGGAACACCCGCGTCGGCTGCTGCAGCGCGAAGGTCTTGGCGCCGGTGGTCAGCGTCACGCTCGACAGGCTGGTCGCCCCCATCGCCTCGATCGCGTCGGTCGTGTCGGTCAGCAGCTGAAGAAAATCTTCCCACATGCCATCCCAGTCCGCGCCGAAATCGCGCGACTGGCTGATAAAGTTCGTCATTGGACCTCCTGCACGGTGATCTGGCTGACCGCGGCGAAATCGTGATGCGTGCCGGTCAGGTTGACGGTCGAGGTGATCAGCCCGTAGTCACTCGTCCGGTAGAACAGCGTTGACGCCGCATCGGGAAACAGGCTGACCAGCACCGGCCGCGAGTTGCCGACCGCCGACAGCATGTCGTCGAACTGGGTCAGCGCCCGGCGCAGCCGGACCAGCCCGAATTCGACATCGGTCTCGTGATAGACGCGGCGGCGCGTGCCGATCGGCGTGCCGCCATCCGAGCGTTTGATCGTCGATGGATCGACCGGCCGGCGCTTCCAACCGTAGGAAAAATTTCTCTCGGGCTGAAACGCCACGCCGGCCATGATCCGCCCCAGCTCGAGCGGCACCGCCGACAGCGTGTCGGAGAAATCGAGCCGCAGGAACCGCGCCTTGACCTGGCGCGCCAGCCGGATGATGCGCCGGCGGGTGTAGGGCACGTAGCCGCCGATCTGCGGATAGCCGCCCAGGCACTGACCGAACAGCTGGCCGAACCCCGAGACCGCCGGCCAGACCGGATAGGTCTGGTCATAGCTCGCATCCGACATGTCGGCCGCGTCGGCCAGGCGCACCCGCACGGTCGAGCGTTGGAACGGCCGGCCGGCCGTCATGTTGAATCCGACCAGCGCGACGGTATCGACGACATGGCGCCCGCCGGCGCCGGCATCGATCGACACCCATTCGCCATTGTTCGTGGCCATCCGCCAGACCCGGCTGGGCGAGATGTCCTGCAGGTTGGTGACCGGGGTCAGCGCGCTCGAGGCGGTCAGCGTCACCCCGTCGCGGTCGGTGATCGTGTCGTACAGGAACAGGATCTTCTCGCCCATCGCTCCTAATCCCTGTCCCGCCACAATTCCAGATCGACCAGCCCGGCCAGCAGGTCGGCCCGCCAGCCGGCGCAGATGAACGCCTTGCCGGCGTCGAGATCCTCGTCCGGGTGCGAGATCCACACCTGCTGGCCCAGCCGTAGCGCGCCGGCCTGCATGCCGGTCTGAAGGCCGAGCATCCAGGGGCTGTCGACCAGCCCGGCGCCGCGGCGGTCGATCTCGGCCTGGGCATCGGCGCGCCCGTCATGCAGCAACTCGACGTCGAGCGGTTCGGCCCCGGGATACTCGGTGGCCAGCGCCGTCGATTCCCAGGTCACCTGTCGCCATTCCTGGGCCAAGTCCAGCTTGGCCGCCTCACTGACCGCGCCGGCCAGCCGCGACCGGTCGCGACCGCCGATGGCATAGCGGCGATAGCGCCCGGTCAGCCGGGGCGGCGGCGGATCGGTGGCGATGCGCTGCAGCGTGCCGGCGACGACGTCGCGTTCGTCGAGCACCAAGGCCGCGGTGGCGGCCGTCGCGGTCGGCGGCGTCCACCGCCCGATATCGAGGCGGCCGTCGCGGTCGAGGATCCACCAGCCGTCATAACTCTCGGCGATGCGGTCGCAGACCTCGGCCAGGTCGGGATCGTCGTCGGGGCCGAACCACAGCCCGATCTCGTCGGGCAGCGCTGCGTCGAGCGCGGCGAACGAGGCGGTGACCAGCCCGGCCGGATCGGCCAGCCCGCCATCGCCGACGGCGAGGCGGCGCAGGATGCCGGCATGGGTCGCGACGTAGACGCCGCCCGACACGTCGAGCCGCACGTCAAAGGTTGCGTCGAAGGTCGGCGTGACGCCGAGCCGCACGCGCCCGTTCGCGGCGTCGACGTAAAACGACCCGCTGGGCGGCGGGTTGCTGGCGCTCGGGGTGATGACCTGGGCGCCGCCGTCATAGCCATTGCCGACGATGCTGTCGATCGGCCCGCTATGCAGGTCGAGCCACAGATTGGCCGGATCGACCATCACCGCCGGCACCTGCCGCGCCAGCCCCCAGCCCCGCGGTTTATAGCGATCGGCCAGCGCCGCGACGCCGCCGAACCCGCCGAAGCCGTCATAGCGCGCCGTCAGCAGCTTGCGCCGCGACCAGTCGGCCTGGCGATCGCGCAGCGGCATCCGCCATTCGGCCCCGGTCGAGGTGACGTCGCCGAGCTGGCCCGAGAACACCCGCACCGCCTCGGCGATCGGCCGCCCGACCGCCAGCAGGTCGATGGTGACCGGCGCGTACTGCCAGCGATAGCCGCGCCAGGGGCCAAGCTTGCGCCCTGCCCCGACATCGGCCGACGGGTCGGCGACCGCGAGGCTGCCGCGCGCCCCGACCGAGCCGCCGCGCGTCCGTCCCGGCGCGACGAGGTTGCCCTCGATCCGCGCCTCGACCAGCAGGCCGAGAAATTCGGCATTGGCCGGCGTCTCGGCCGCGCCGGTGGTGTAATGCCGGTCGGCCAGCCGCACCGTGGTGCGCAGGCCGGTCGCGCGGTCGAGCGGCTGCAGCGTGACCAGCACCAGATATTCGGAGACCGGGGCAAAGATGGCCATGCCTATCCCCTCCCCGTCCCGCCGCTACCGAGCACCCAGGTGTCGAGCGCCCAAACGCAAAGCGCCCGCCGGAATGATTTCCTGGCGGGCGCGCGAATTCGACTGTGGCTAGAGTGTCAAGATCACCGGTTCAAGTCAAGGCGGCAGATCCCGCTAACCACCTGACAGCCTGCTACTGACCCAGGGTATCGCCAGCAATGCGGCAACAATGCCCACCATCGTCAGCGCCACGCCGATCACCGTAGCCACCATACCCCACAGCCCGGCGGTGGTCGGCCGCTTGGCAAGCTCCACCCGGATATCGGTCAAAACATCGCCGATCCGGTCGATCTTGCCCTCGACCCGTTCGGCTCGCCGATCGGCGTCATCAGCCCGGTGCTTGAGCAATGCAACTTCGGTCTCGATCGACATGCCACCATTATTGCCGCCGCCACCGAAGGCGACAACCCCATCGTTTGCCGGAAGAGAATAGCCGAACACCTCGGTCCGACGTTCAGTTGCCATCATCGCGCCCTTCGGTGTCGGCGGGCTTGGCCGCGCGCTGGAACCCCATATCGTCGAGAAGGCGCCCGACCAGCACCTCGTCATCGAATTTGCCGCCGTTCTGAAGTGCGGCGATCACCAGGAAGATCATGCGCTTCAACCGGTTGATGTCCCGTGCGACCTGCTCGACGCTGGCCCCGAGGAACGCGATAGCCTGTGTTGCCGGGTCCTTCATTTGCGGCTGATGCGCCATGATTTCGCGAATTTCCGCCATCCGGCGCTCCATCAGCGCGTCACGCGGCGCATTCTCTTCCGCCAACCTACCCTCCCCCAACCCGCCCCGAAGCAATCATCGGGATCCCGGGTCAAAGCAAGACGCAAAAATTGTCGATCGGCAAATACAATCTACGAACAATCGACATACTAACATCAGGGCGCGAGAATCCTCCTACTGCGCCAGCCGCGGATTGGCCTGGATCAACCACTGGGTCCAGGTATTGCCCTCGAGTTGGAACATCATCGTCGCCGCCACCGCGCAGGCGGTATTCAGCGCGGCAACACCACCGGGAAGCGTGCTGCCAAACCACCGGCCTTCGCGGGTCGACATCATCGTTACCATCTGCTTCAAATCACCATCGTAGTAGGTGATGCAGCCGTTCGGCGTGAACGATGTCCACCCGTCGCCGGCCCGGCCGGCGCGGACCTGGGCGCCGGTATAGGGTGCCTGCATGATCACGTCGGGCGGGATCGGCACGCCCTCGCCCTCGGCCACCGCCGGCCCTGCCGCCATCACCATCGCCGCCAGCACCACCGCACCAAGCCGCATCATGACCTCCCCTGTCAGCATGGGCGACGCCAGCACGGCCGGGCGCGTGCGTCAACCCGGCCCGGCCGCCAACCCTGGCGGCCGGGGCGATCAGGTTTGCTCATCGCTTCGACCGGGCGATATCGCGGCCGTAGAGATCGCCGCGCGTCTGGCCAAGTGCTGCCAGATCGCGCTGCTGCTGCGCCACCTGGCCGTTGAGTTTGACCACCTCGGCCAGCAGCCGGGATAGCAGACCTTCGGTCCCGATCAGCGCACCGCGGAACACCGGGCCGAGGCCGCCCAGCGCCTTGACCACCGGCGCCAGATCCGGCTGGACATTGTCATTGACCACCCGGGCCGCCAGCCGGTCGAAGATCCTGGTCTGTTCGACGGTCAGCACCCGCTCGCCCGGCATCAAGCCGGCCAGCACGCTGTCCATGCCCGGGATGCCACCGGCGACGAGGCCGCCATCGGCGAATGTCGGCACCCCCCCGAGCTGGATGATCTTTACCCGCATGCTGTCGGCCGCCGGCGAGCCCACCGCGCCCTTATAGTACTTCTCGCCCAACTCGTTAATGATATGCCAGTCGGTGATCGCGCCGAGGATCTGGTCGCGCGCGGCGCCGTAGCGGGCTTCCATATTGTCACCGGCTAGCTTCGCGCCGATCTTGGGCACGGCATCGTTGTAGTAGCCAAGCGCCTGGGTCGCCAGCGTCTCGAACTGCGATTTCAGCGCCGCATTCGATGTCGTCGCCGCCGTCGACGCATTGGCCTTGGCGGCGGCCTCGGCCGCCTGGGCGCCGGCCAGCGCCGCGGTGGCGTCGGCGATCGACTTGACGTTGGTGCCGATGCCCGGCAGTTGCGCCTGCAGCATGTCGACCATCTGCTGCTGCAACCGCGCCTGGCGACCGGCCGTCGTCTCGGTATCGCGCAGCAGATCCTGCATCTCGGCGAAATCCCGGCCGTAGGTCGCGTTATCGCTGCCCGAGTTGAACAGGCGATCGAGCTGCAGGAATGTCCGGATCGCATCCGGCAGCGCGTCCATCGCCGCCTGGGTCGCCGCATCGGTGCCACCCGAGGTCGCCTGCGCGCGCAGCACGCCGACGCGGGCACGCGCCTCCGCCAGCTTCTCGGCCTCCGACAACGGCGACAGCTCGCTCAGGGCAAGGTCGCGGCGGGCCGAGGCCAGCCGGTCGGCCGTCGCCGCCCAGGCCTGCGCCGCCTGGGCGGCGGCGCCGATCTGCTGCTGCACCGCCGATTGCGCGGCCGACAGGTCGGACTGCGCCTGCGCCACCGCCTGGCTGGCGGTGCCCAGGGCATTCTGCGCCGCCGCTGTCGCCGCCTGCTGGCGGGCCACCGCCACGCTGGTGGCGCCGCCCACGGTCGCCGCCACCTGGCTGTTCTGCGCCGCCTGCTGGGCCGCCGCCGCCGCCTGTTCGAAATTCGCGACGATCTGGTCGGTGTACTGCTTGGCCTTCTGCATCGCCTGCGGGTCGTTCAACGCCTTGGCATCGGCCATGATCGCATCGACCTGGGCCTGCATCGCGTCGCGCGCCGCGCCCTCGGGGTCGGTCAGTTGCTTCAAGCCCTTGTCCATTTCCTTGACGAACTGGTCCTTCAGTTTCGACACGCCCGACGATTCGATCTGCTGCATCGCCTTGGCCACTTCCTCGGTGGTCAATCCGGCCGCTTTCAGCGCCGGCTCGGCCGCCTTGGCCTCGGCCTGCACCGCCGCGATCGCCGCGGCCATGCCGGTCAGCGCCTCGCCGTCGCCCTTCGGCCCGATGCCGTAGGATGACAGGACCTGATTTTTGGCCGCCGCCTGGGCGGCCTTGGCCTGGTCCGAGCCGGCGCCGTACAGCGTCTCGGCCGTGCCGATCATCTCTTTCGCGCTGTCGGCATAGGTCTGGGCCCGGGCCTCGGCCGCCATGCGCAGCGCCACCGCCTGGCCGGCGCGGGTGGTGGTGCCGCCGGCATTGGCCAGCGCCATCTGGTCGGCCAGCGATTTCTTGTAGGGGTCGAGGGCCTTGTCGCGGGCTTGGGTCTGGGCGGCGGCGATCTCGGCATCGGTCAGCCCGGCCGCCTTCAGGGCCGGGGCCGCCGCGGCGATCCGTTCCTGAATCGCTACGATCTCAGCCCCGCGCCCGGTCAGCCCCGCGCCGCCGCCTTCCGGCCCGATGCCGAGCGAGGCCAGCGCCTGCTGGCGCACCGAGGTCGCGGCTGATGTCGCCTGTGCACTGCCCTCGCCGAACACCTTCGTGACCTTTTCCAGATAGGTGGTGAAGGCCTCGCCCTGCTGCTTGGCGGCATCCTCGGCCGCGTAACGCTGGCTCAGCCGCTGGCCCTCGCGCGTGCCGGTGCCGCCGGCGGCCGCCAGGCTGCGGTTGCGGTCGAAGTCGAAGGCGACCGCCAGGCCCTGGTTGATGTCGTCGACCGTGTCGGGTTTCCAGTTGCCGGCCCGCAGCCGGTCGAGGGCTGCGCGCACCTGCGGCCGGTCGGCCTCGACGCCGACGCCGTATTTGGCGCTGTCGGCGCCGAACAGCGCCTTGATGTAATCCTCGGGCGAGCGGAACAGGTCGATGTTGCTGGTATTGCCGAACCCGGCAAAACGCGGGTCGTAGTCCGGCTGAAACAGATCCTTGTTGATGGTCAGGCCATAGGCCGTGGCCATGCGGTTGACCGCCTCGGCCGTGTTGGCCCGCATCTGCATCGGCACCGAGGTATCGCCGCCGTCGAGGCTGGTGACGCCGCCATTGCCGACGAACAGCCGGCCATTGCGGATCGCCTCGAACTGCGCATTGCCCACCGGGCGCTGATCGTCGCCGAACAGGCCCATCAGCATCGGCAGCGCGATCGCCGCGGCGATCGGCAACCCGACCGACAGCAGGCCGGACATGCCGGCCAGCGCGCCGCCGGCACTCAGCGACGCGGCCTCGGCCGCCCCGATCCCGAGCGAGGCCGCGGCGCCCGAGGTCAGCCCGGTCACCGGCGCCGCGAACAGCGACGGCAGCGCCGAGGCGAGCCAGCCGGCCCCCGGCGTCATGATCTCCGACAGCCCCCCGGCCACGCCGAAGAAGTTGTTGCCGAAAGGGTTCAAGAAGTTGGTCGGCAGGAAGTTCGTCGGCGAGACGATCGACGACATGAACGACGACGAGCCCGACGAGGCGACGCCCGCGACCGGCGAGGCCGCGGCCGCACCGCCCGACATCATGCCGACCACCGACGTCACCACCGGCAGCACGATCGGCCGCGCCGCCGCCTCGAACGCCAGCCGGGCGAACATGGCCATCGCCGACGAGCCCATGTCGGCCACCATCTCGCGCCAGCCCTTGCGATTGGCCGAGAACAGGTCGGCAAAGCGATCGGCCCCATACCGCACCACATCGTCGGTCATCTTCTCGGTCGCGCGCTGCTGATCCTCGATCGCCTTTTTCTGCGCTTCGCTCGTTTCCTTCAGGCGGATCGCCGCGTCGATCCGGGTCCTCTCCGCCTCGGTCAGGTCGCGGATCTTCTGCCCCTGGGCATCGACCAGCTGGTTCTGCGCTTCGATGATCGCCTGCTGCACCCGCTGTTCGGTGGTCAACCCGCCCGCGGCGACGGCCGCGGCCTCCAATTTGCGGATCTGGCTTTCGACGCCATCGTTCGCCTTGACGATCGCCTTGGCCTGGGCGTCGGTCGCCCGCACCAGGTCGTCGCCCTGGCTGATCAGCAGCTTGTTCGCCTTCTCGGCTGCTTCCTGGGCTTTCTTGCGCGCCTCGGCCGTGCGGATCTCGCGCTCCGCCAGGGCCTCGGTCTGCTTGATCAGCGGTTCCAACTCTTTAGCCTGTTCCTTCGTCAGGTTCGGGAACAGGGCCAGCACCTCGGCCCGCGCCCGCTCGCGTGCGGCGATCACCTGTTGCTGGGTGACGTCGAGGCCGGCCAGTCGAATCTTTTCCTCATAGCCCTTGTTGATGTCGGCGATCCCGGCTTTGGCCGCCTCGAACATCCGGCGCTGCTCCTCGGCCAGCACGCGGGTGGCGCTGCCCGCCGCCTGGGTGCCGTTGGTCAGGTAGTCGACCGCGGTGGCCGAGGCGCCGCCCGGCGCCGTCTGGCCGGGCACCGAGACCTGCAGCGGCGGCATCGTCACCGTCAGCGACGACATCGCCCCGGTGATCGCCCCGGGCGACAGCAGGTTGCGCAGGAATTCGGGCAGCGTGTCCCACCAGGCCTGCGCCCGCTCGCCCATCGCGGTCAGCACCGCGTTCCAGCCATGCGACAGCTTGTCGAGCGCCCCGATCTGCGCGGCGCCGATATCGGAGAATTTCGCCGCCAGGTCGCCCCAGATGATGCCGACCCGCTCGGCATAGGCGCGATTCTCGCGCTCGGCCTGCGCCTGGCGCTCGGCCATGCGGCGATAGGCCGCCACCTGGGCATCCGACAGCCGCAGGCCATAGCGCTCGGCCTCGCCCGCCGCCGCCCGCATCGCCGCCCCGCCACGGTCGAGCGCCGGCAGCAGCTCGGTACCGATGCCGTCGCCCAAGAGCTTGTTGGCGATGGTCGCGCGCTCGGCCGACGGGCCATATTGCTGCATCCGCTCGGCGATGCGGGCCAGCGCCTCGGGTGCCTGGCTGCGGGTCAGCCCGTCGAGGCTGACCCCCATATCGGCCAGCATGGCGCGGGTGCGGGCCGCATCCTCACCGGTGCCCTCGATGGTGTCGCCCAGCCGGGTGAGCGCGGCGCCCAGCGTCGCGGTATCGGTGCCCAGCGCGGCGGCCGCCTGGCGCTGCTGCATCATCGCCGCCACCGACTGGCCGGTCTGCTGGCGCAGCGCGTCGAACTGCAGGCCGAGGTCGACCATCTCGCCGGCATAGGCCCGCACCGCCTCGGCCGCCAGTTCGAATCCTTTGGTCACCGCCGCGTCGGCGGCGGCCCGCGCCGCGCCCTCGGCCGCGTCGCTCAACCGCTGGTACTGCGCGGTGGCCTGGTCGGCCCAGCGCTGCACCTGGGCGGCCGACTGGTCATAGGCGTCGCCGATCGCACCGGCGCTCCGCCGCGCATAATCCTCGGCCGCCCGAGCCGCCTGTTCGCCGGCCTCGCCGATGCCGGTGACGATGCCGACGACGCGTGCGTTGGCCTTGTCGAATCCGTTGATCGCGGCATCGGCGGCATAGGCCGCCGCAGCCGCGACCGCGCCCCATTTGGCCACGGTCAGCACCGCCGAACGGTCCTGGCGCTGCGCGAACCGGTCCCACGACGCGCCGCTTTCCTCGGCGCCGCCCGCGAACGCGGCTTTGACGCGGGCGACCGCCTGTTCGAACACGCCGGCGGCGCGATCGGCCGAGGCCTCGGCGGCATCGCCGACGCCCGACAGGTCGACCTCGCCCAGCGCCTCGGCGCCGGCGGCTGCGCGCTCGAAGGCCTTGGCCATCTCATCGGCCGATTTCGCCGTCTTCGCCGCCGACTGTTCGGCCTGGGCATCGGCCTGCCGCCAGGATTGCGCCATCTGCGCCACCGCCTGGGTGATGCGCGACATGACGCGGTCGCCGGCATTGCCGACCGAGACGAACCGCTGTTCCAGCGTGTCGAAACCCTGGCTTTCCAGCCGATAGACCAGACTAGGCATCCTTTCCCCCTTCCGCCGCCCAGGCGGCTTCGATCATCGCCGGCACGCGGGCCAGCCCCGCCGCCGCGATCTGGTCGGTCGACAGCCGGCGCGCGATGGTGACCTGGCGCACCAGCGTGAACATGACGATGCGGCGGACCGCCCGCCCGGCGGCGCGGCGGCGGCGCGTCACCTCGCGATAGCCGCCGCGGCGGGCCGGCGTCGCCTCCGGCATCACCAGCACGAAGCGGCCCGGCCCGGCCGGCACCAGCTCGAGATCGCGGTTGAACGCGGCCTCGACCTCGACCGGCGTCATGCGCTGGCGCACGCCGCGACCGACACCGGCGCGGTAGGGCACCGCTTCGGTCGGGATGGCCAGGTACTGACCGCCCTGCCCGCGGATCGTCGCGCCGGTCGTGTAGGCCTCGATCGCCCCGCGATGGCGCGGGTTCTTGACCCAGATCTGGGCGGCGGCGGCAAGGCTGGCGCCCCGCCGCGGATAGACGTCGGCCCGCCAGGCATAGCCCAGCTTGCCGAGGCCGGCGCCCCGGGCATCGTCGATCAGGTCGGCCCGCATCGCGGCGGCTGCATCGCCGATACCGGCGGTGTGGGCGCGCTTGGCGCGCTCGAGGTCGGCCCGCAGCGCGGCGGCGAAGCCCTGACCCACCATGCCGCCCGACAGATGGATCATCGCTGCGTCTCGGGCTTGTTGATCCGGTCCCACTCGGAATCGGCTTCGGCCACCACCATGAACGCCTCCATCAATGCCGACGACTGGTCATTGACGCCGCCGGGATCAGGCAGCAACCCGGCCGACATGCCGCCCCAGCCCCCCATGCGGTAGAGCGCAACCGCATGGCGGACATCCGGGGTCAGCAGGCCGGCCGGGTTGACGTGATAGACGTCGCCTAGGACGTCCCATCCGCCGCCGCCGTCGTCATCGCTGTCGAAGGCGGCAGGCTCGCGGGTGGCGACGACAGCGATGCGGACTTTTTTCGGTCGGCCTCCGACAGCGTGCCCAGCGCCCAGGCCTGCCAGCCGATTTCGTTCCTGTCCTCGTCGGGGATCAGCCCCAGCGTGCGTTCGTCGAGCAACTGGCCGGGACCACGCCGCACATCGAAGGCGACGCCATCGGCGCGGGCCAGGAACATCTGGGTCGCGACGATCGGCACCACCGCCACCCAGACCGCCCGGGCCTCGAGGCGGGAGGCGACCAGCGGGTGCGACTGGAAATACAGCATGAGGTCGTCGACCTGATGCTTGTCGGCCCCGGCGATCACCTCGCCGGCCGCCAGCATGCCATCCCAGCGGTCCAGAAATTCGAGCACGGCCGAGGCGTCGATGCGCGGATCGATCGCATCCTCGACCACCCGGCGCATCGCGGTGACCAGGTCGCGATCGCCGGGGTAATGCGCCGCGCCGCGCTGGGCGATCAGACCCAGCGCCCGCGTGCGCTCGTAGACCCCGGGCGGCTCGATCCAGTAGACCGGCGGCTGGCCGCCCGGGCAGGCGGCAATATTGGTCTCGACCTGGGCGAGACGACGGCGGGCCGAGGCGGCGCGCCGCTCGGCCTTGGCCCGCTCGTCGTCGCCGGCCGCGGCCAGCGCCGCTTCCGCCTCGGCCAAGGCCGCCGAGGCGGCGGCAAGATCGAAGCGCGACGGCGTGAACGCGACCAGGTCGCGCCTTGACGTGGGAATCATCGGGAACAGCCCTTCAGTACACGCAGATGGTGACGGCGCTGTTGGTGCCGACCAGATGCAGGTTGACGTTCTCGGCCACCAGGCCCTGGCGGTCCTGTTCGTCGTCGCCCATCACTTTGGCCGCCGGCGCGGTGATCAGCAGCCGGTTGCCCGCGCTCGAGCCGCAGCGCGCCACCAGCGGGTATTTGGTCCCGGCGCGCAGCGCCCCGATCAGGTCGCGGGTCGCCACCAGCGTCTTGAGCGGATCCAGGGTCGCGGTGACCTTGCGCGAGGTCAGCTCGGGCGCACCGAACCCCTCTGTCGCATTGGGATCGTCGGGCATTACTGGCGAGATGCCCGAATCGATGTTGAACGTCGACACCCGCGCCGGCAGGCGGTTCATCAACATTTCGCCCGCCTTCCAGACCGGGGCGGCAGGCGCGGTAAACGCCGGGATGGTCGGCACCGCCGCGTCGATGTGGCTGACGAAGATGCCCTTGAGCTTGCAGGACATCGTCGACGGCGCATTCGCCTTCATCGCGATCGACCAGCCGCCGCGGCAGTCCTGGAACAGCCACTGGACGCCGTCGCGCCAGATGCCGATCGTCGCATAGCCGATCGCCGACGAGACAAGCGTGTAGAGGACGTTGACCGGGATCTGGTAGTTCGACGACGCGCTAATAGCCGCGCCGGCGGTCTGGCCGAGCGTCGCGACCTTGCTGCCCGAATAGTCGATGATCGCATAGGTACCGGCGGCGGTGCCGGTGACGACGATCGGCATGCCGGCATAGGTGCCGGCGGTGGCCGACGCCCCCGCCCCCAGCGTGGCGGTGGTGGTCGAGCCGGCGGCGCAGGCCTCGGGCGCCACCGGCACCGCCGCGGCGGTGATCGTCTCGGCCCAGCCCATCGCCCGCATGATCTTGCCCCAGTCCGGCGCGGTGCCGGCAGCGGCCGAACCGGCAAGCTTGATGTCGAACGAGATATCGCAGGACATGCCGCCCACGAACCCCTCGCCCATGTCGAGGCCGCCGGACAGTTCGTTGTTGTCGGTCTGGGTCGGGTTCATCTTGATCTGGATATTCTCGACCTTGACCGCATCGGTCGCCGCGGTCAGCGCGGCCGCGGTCCCCTCGGCACCCTGCAGCTTGAACGCCAGCAGGGCATTGCGCATGCGCATGGCTGCCATGATTTTATTCCTCCGGCTGGCCGGCCTCGGCCGGCGGATCGTTGACGGGGTTGGTGGTGGCGCCGGCCCCGCCCGCCGCGACCGGCGGTGACGGGACGGCCTCGACCGGCTGGTCGAACTGGTCGGCGACGAGCACGCGCTCGCCGTCGCGGAGGACGTAGCGCCCTCCGATCATCTGGGACATCGGTGTTCCTCTCGGGTTGTCGCCGTCAGATGCCGGTCGCGGGATCGGCCGGATCGGTGGCGGCGTGCTGATAGGTGATGGCCAGCGGCAACTGGAACGATGCGATCGCCTCGACCGCGGCGGCCGCGCCGCCCGGCATCGCCGGCCGCGCCTCGGTATCGACCCAGCCGGGCCCGAGCGAGGCGCCCGGCGCCCCGACCAGCCGCGCCACCGCGACGGCGAGGCGGTCGGCCTCGGCCAGCGCCGCCGCCCGGTCGGCCGCCTCGACCCAGCCGACGATGACCGGCTGGGCCAGGCAGGTATGGACGTAGACGTCACGGTCGATGACCTCGTCGGCCCCCGCCCGCTCGTCGTCGATCAACCCGAGATGCGGGCGCCGGTCGACCGCCTCGCCCTCCGGCCGGTTGCGCTCGACCTCGAGGCCGGGAAAATCCCCGCTCAGCGTGCCGAGCATCGCCAGCAGGTTGGCCAGCAGGCCGGCGCGGACCGAGGCGGTCATTTCGCCGCGGCCAATTGGACAAGCCAGACCAGCCGATCGCCATCGGCGCGGCGGGCCGAGGCGATGCGGTAGACCTGGCCGCCGAAGGACAGTCGGCCGGCGCTGGAAATCTCGCCCACCTCGGCCGCCCGGATCATCACGGCCAGGCCCGCCGCGACCGACTGGGCGCCGAACTCGGCCACCAGCAGATCGGCGGATTGGGGAATCGGCATCACCGCCACCGCCGGCGCGCCGCCCGGCGGGTGATACCAGCTGTCGGCCTGGCCGAGGCCGCGAAAGATCTGCACGTCAGCCGCGGCCATCAGCGTGTCGAACGACATGGCTGCCTCCTGAAAAGCCGAAGGCCCGCCACTGGGGCGGGCCTTCCGGCATCACGACTTCGTCGACGGCGATCAGGACTTGGTCAGCTGGCGCAGCGAGCGCGGCCGGACACAGAGGGTCAGCGGGTTGGACTGCGCCTCGACCACAGCCTGCCGGATGGTCTGGCGATGCGGCGGCATCAGCGCATAGACCGGCAGACCCTTGGTGTTGGTCAGCCCCATGATCGGCGGCGGGGCGAACAGCATCTGGAACAGGCCGGGCACCCCGAACGGAAACAGCCGGCCCTCGTCGGTCGCGATGCCGACCTTGCCGTCTTTGGTTCCGCGATAGTTGACGAAGGTGATGCCGCCATAGGTGAACGACGAGAACGCCTTGTTCTGGCTGAACACGTCGGTGTCGCGGCCTGTCCCCTGCGCCTTGCGCCAGGCCTTGACTTCCTTGTTGCCCCAGACCTGATCGTAATAGTTGTCGCCGCAGAGCGCGACCGGCTGGGCATTGGTGACCGGCAGGCCGTCCAGTTCGTTCAGCATGTCGCGCTTGAGGGTCGCGCAGGCCTGTTCGAACGTCGACGCATCGGGGTCGAGCGTGCCGAAGTTCATGTTGTGCGCGGCCATCGGCGCGATGCCGAAGAAGCTGTACCAGTTGTACAGCTCGGTCGTGCCATCCTTGTCCATGACCACGCCACGAATACCGCCGAGGCGGTGGTATTCGTGGGTCAGTTCGATCCGCGCCCGCAGGCCGAACGGCCCTTCCACCCGCTCGGTGATCAGCGCCTCGGGCGTCTGGAATTCGGCGAAGGCACCGTCGCCGGCCGGGGCCAGCACGCTCTGCACCTCGTCGGCACTGACCGTCGCCTCGATCTGGATATGCACGGACGGGGCCGTGCGCAGCGCCGAGACCGGATGATCGATCTGTTCCGGCTCGCTGCCGCGGGGCGAGGTGGCGACCACCTGCAGCGCGCCGTTGCGCTCGCCGATGGCGATGCTGGTGGTGCGCACGCCGTCGGCGGCGTAAAGGCCGATCGACCCGAGGAAGTTCGGGGTGTAGGGCGTGTTGTTGATGATGCCGGTCAGCGTGACGGCGCTGAACGGCTGGCCCGAGAAGATATCGGGGATTTCGCGCGGTGCCATCAGGCCCTCCTCAGTTGCGCACGATGATGCCGGCCGCCTGCTCGAGCAGGACGGCGCCGGCGGCCTTCTGGTTCGTCGTCGCGCCGGCAAACCAGGTCAGGATGTTGCCGTTGACCTCGGCGTCCCGCCGGATCATCGCGGCGCGGCGGTCGGCGGCGGTGGCGTCGACGTTGTCGAACAGCACGGCGCGCGGCACCTGCGACCCGTCGGTGTTCGCCGGGTTGTAGATGCGCCACTTGCCCGAGCCGGCGCCGACCGCGATGGTGAACTTGTCGCCCACCACGAAGTCGGGGGTGCCGTCGGCGATGATGAACTTGATGTCGTCGGCGAAGGTGGCGCCCACGACCACGTCGCCCAGCACATAGCCGTCGGGATCCTCGACGCGGAAGGTGCCGCTGTTGGTCGCCGCCGCGATGCAGGTCACGACATAGCTGCCGACCTTGGCGCCGGCCAGCACCGGCGTGGTCGCATCCATGGTCAGTGCGCCGGTGCCGGTATTGGTGCCCGGCGTCACCGTGGCGGTCGCGGCGACGCCGATCTGCCCCAGCACCGTACCGGCGGCATAGTTGGCACCGGCCAGCAGGATGCCGGTGCCGCGCGAGCGGTTGCCGCTCGCCTCCGACACCAGGAACTCGGCCGCATAGCGGCCTTCGGTGATCACGTTCGGCATGATGGCTTACCCCTTCACCTGGTTCATGCGGCTGTAGATCGCCGCGATATCGATCTTGGGCGCCGCGGCGGCGGGCGGTGCGCCGCCGGTCGCGGCACCACCCCCGCCATAGCTCGACACCGCCGTCTTCTCGGCGGCGGCGACTTCCTCGGCATTGAGGATCTGCCGCACCTGGGCGAGGCTCATGCCCTTGCCCAGGAAATCGGCGGCACGGGCCGGCTGGCCCGCCTGGGCGCAACGCTCGACGATCGCGGCCGCCTCGGCGTTGCGGTCGGACGCCGGGGCCGGGCCGGCAACGGCCGCGACCTGGGCATCGACGGCACCGGGGGCGGTCGCAGCCGGCGGCGCGACCGCGGCGGTCGACGTCTGCGGCAGCGCGGCAACAAGCGGCGCGAGGCCGCCGGGATTGGCAACGGTGTTCATCTGTTCTCCTTTCCGATTGCCAGGGATTTGCGCGGCGGCGCCGCGCGGTAAACTCTCGCCCGCGGCCAGCGCCGCCGACATCTCGACCAGCATCCGATCCAGCGTGCCGATGCGGTCGACCAGGCCCTCGGCCAGGGCGGCTTCGCGCGCGTAGACGCGGGCCTCGGTCGCCAGCACCGCGTCGAGGCTCAAGCCGCGCCAGGCGGCGACGCGGCCGGCGAACATCGCGCGCAGTTCGTCAAATTCGGCGGTCCACACGGCCCGCACCGCCTCGGGCAACGGTTCGTGCGGGTTGCCGTCGACCTTGTGGGCGCCCGAATAGATGTAGGTGTATTTCAGCCCCATCTGGGCGTCGTAACCCGACATGTCGCAATGCACGCCCATCACCCCGATCGACCCCACGTCGGCCGTCTCGGTCGCCCAGGCCTGGGCGCAGGCCGCGGCGATCAGATAGGCGGCGGAACACGCGCGGTCGTCGGCGATCGCCCAGATCGGCTTCGGCCCGCGCGCCGCGGCGGCGAGGCGGTCGCAGAACTCGAAACAGCCGGAGACCTCGCCGCCGGGGCTGTCGATGATCAGCGCCACCGCCCGCACCGCCGGGTCGGCCAGCGCGGCGGCGATGCGTTGTTCGCAGGCCTGGTAGCTGTCGATCATGGTGCAGCTGCGCAGGTCGATCATGCCGGCATAACGGGCCAGCGCGCCATGCACGGTCACCCCGGCGATCCCCGGCGCCAGCATCACGAAGGGCGGCGGCGGGGGCGGCGCATCCTCGCCGTCATCCTCCATCGCCCGCGGTGCCGGGGCCTGGGCCAGCAGGACCGACAGCAGGCCGGGCATCATCGCGTCGAGCGCGCGCGGCTCGACCATCAGCGACTGGTTCAGCAGCCGCCCCAGCAACAGCGCATGGCGCATGATCAGTTCTCCGTTGATGGATCGGCCGCCGGCGCGGCGTCGTCTTCCACGGGATCGGGGGGCGGCAGCGCGGCGGTGCCGGCCGATGCCGCCCCGTCCGGCTGTGCCGTGCCGGCCGGCGGCAGGTCGGTGCTGTAGCGCAGCCCCTGGTCGAGGGCATTGGCGCGGTCCCGCGCATTGGTCCGGTCGACTTCCTCGATATCGCCGCCGCGCGCCGCGACCTTCGAGCGGCGCGAGGCGAATCCGGCCTGCACCTCGAGGACGTCGGCCTGCACATCCTTCAGCCTGTCGAGCCATTCGAACTTCGGCGGGATCAGCTGCGGCCGGATATAGGGGCGCGGGTTGCGGCCATAGCCGGGCAGGACGATGGCGCCCGAGGCCTGGGCTGCATCGACCCAGCGCCGGATGAACGGAAACAGGAACTGGTGGCCCAGCACCGAATGCTGGTGCGATTCGATCTGGCGGCCGAAGTCGACCATGATCCCCTTGTTGTTCGAGAAGTTCGAGCGCACCAGGTCGCCGAACATCACGACATAGGGCAGGTCGAGGGCCGCGGCGATCGCCAGGCCCTGGCGGTACTGATAGGCCTCGTAGTTCGCGCCGACGTCGGCCGGGGCCGCCACCTCGATCTTTTCACCCGGCCGCAGGCGGTTGACCGCGCCGGTCGACAGCCTGATCACATCACCCTCGACATCCTCGTCGTCGTCGCCATCCTCGTCGGCCGGCTCGGTGATGAACACGCTGTAGAGCGAGGCGACGCCGTGCCGGGCTTGCTCGTTGTCATCATGCTCGGCCTGCAGGAACAGCTTGACGATCGCGGCGGTCAGGCGCGAGAAGCCGCGCAGCTGCCCGGCCTCGAAGGCCTCGAACACATGCAGGATCTCGGACGCCGGCACCCGTACCAGTTCGTTGGCGGTGGCCAGCGGGATGTTGTCCTGCGGGTGCCTGCGCCAGAACCAGTAGGCCACGCGCCGGCCGATCGCATCCAGCTCGATACCCTGGCGGATCACGTTGCCGTTCGGCGCCAGGCGGGTCAGTTCCATCGGGCACTGTTCCGACGGGATCAGCTGCAACTGCAGCGGCACGGCCAGCCCGTCCGCCATCAAGCGGGGCCGGAATCGCACGAACGCCTCGCCGGCCAGGCATTCCTCGGTATCGACCCGGCGCTGAAAGCCGTAGAAGTCCGACCGACCGTCGGCATCGATCTCGGCCGACGAGAAATCGAACAGGTCGATCAGTTCCTGGCTCTTGGCCTGGTTCGGCAGGCGCCAGCTCGGGACGATGCCGGTCGCGACATGCGCGTTGACCCATGCGTTCACCCCCTTCTTCGCATAGGGCAGGTTCTTGTACATCCAGCGCGCCCGCGCGGTCAGCGTCGGGCCCGCCGCGGCGATCAGCTGGTTGACATGCACGGTCGGGGCCTGCAGCCCGGCCAGCCGGCGGCCGCGCGCCGCGCCCTCGAAGGGCGCCGTCGCCGCGCGCGCCGCCGGCCGCCCGCCGACACCGGATGACGGAAAGACTCGCGGCTCGACGCGCGGCGGCGCCGCTCCCGCGTTTTTTCCCCATCGCAGCATGATCAGTAATCCCTGTCCTGCATCACGCGCAGCCGCCGCACGCGCCGGCGCCCGTCGAGGCGGCGCAGTTCGTCGTTCAGCGCGCCGATCGCCCTGGCGATATCGTCCTCGCCGCGGTAGGTCAGCATGCGTTCCCCCGACCGGATCGAGGCCACGCCGCTGCCGCGCTGGGCGCGCAGCGCCGCGATATCCGCCTCGATCGCCTCGCGGCTACGCATGCTGCCCCCAATGCGACATGTCGCCCAGAAAGCCGCGGCGCTTCTTGCGCTTGGCCGGCAAGGTCACGGGCCTGACCGCCGCCTGGGCGGGACCTTCGGCCACGGCGCGATCGTCGGCCTGTGGCGACACCTCGGCCGTCGCGACCTGGCGCAACCAGGACGGCGGCGAGGCCGGGTCGATCTTCGGCCCGCCCTTGCGGACCCATGCCGCCAGCAGCTGGACGAACAGATCCCAGGCCTCGTTGCGGGGCGACCGCTTCTGCCAGCCGTCATCCTCGGTGCGCACCTCGGCGCATAGCTCGGCATAGACGCGGTCCGGCGTATCGAGCGAGAAATGCACGTAGTTCGCGCCCGGCTTCGCCACCTGCAGCCGCGATGACGCAATGTCCTTCAGCGCGTGGACGTTCAGGATATAGAGCTTGACGCCCTTCTTCAGCCGCCGGCCGCGGTTGTCGGTTTCGATCAGGCTGCGGGTGATCAGCGGCGCATCAGGGCGGTTGCCGCCCTTGGTCAGCATGATCGACCGGTCGAGCCGGACGCGCAGCCCGGCGGCGTCGCGGTACCGGCTCGCCCGGATCCACCATTCATAGGCGTTGCCGGTCGCCCCCTTCTTGCCGCCGGTGTCGACCATGGTCAGGGTCGGCGACATGAAATCCTCGGTGCCCTCGACCGGCCAGCGGCTCAACACCACCTGGTCGGTCAGGACGTCCCAGTCGGCCCCGTTGGTCGCGGGCGAGATCTGGCGTTCGATCCCGTCGACTTCGACCGCCTTGAAGATGTCGAAGTACGCCACCAGCCAGAATTCGCCGGTGGCGGCGACGGCCCAGATCGCCACCACGAAGCTGTTCATCTGCACATCGACGGTACCGAAGATCGCCCCGGCACGCGCCGGCACGACCCCCAGCGGAAAGGCTTCAGCCCGCTCCTTCAGGACCCCGGGCTCCAGCTGTTCGGCCTCGGTCACCGCCTTCGACTTGTAGTAGACGCCGAGGGTGGTGTTGACCTCGGCCTTCAGGTCGGTCTCGTCGCCGGTCCGCTCGTATTTGCGCAGCGCGGTGACGTAGGCGTGCACGGTATCGGCCAACGGCTTGAACGCGTTGACTAGGCCTGACAGCCAGTAGCTGCCGACCCGGGTGACCGGCCGGACGCCGATCAGGTCGCCAGATGGGCGGATGCCCATGCCATAGGGCAGCCACAGCCCCCGGGAACGCATTTCAGTCCGGTGGCGCTCAGCTTCGGTCAGCGCGCCGCAATGCGGGCAGATCAGCGCCGCCATGCTGGCCGCCTGGTCGGGCGTGGCGTCCGGCAGAATGCGCAGATGCGCGATCGTCGGGACCTGATCGGCATCAAAACCCGGTGACCAGTACTCGCCGCAATCCAGGCACGGCCACCACCACAGGTTCCGGTCGCCGTCGAAGAACAGCGGCACGATTCCCTTGGTGATGTCCTCGCGCTTCGGCGACGACACCACGGTGATGATGCCGTTCTTGCCGAACTGGGTGGTGCGCTTTCTGGCGAGGACGATGGGATCGCCCTCGCCGCCGATGTCGTCGTCGATCGAATCGCGCTCGTCGATCAGAACGAAGGGTACCGGCCGGCTCGCCAACTCGCCGGAAACCGGGTAGCCCAGGGTCACCATCGACCCATTCTTGAACGTCTTGGTGAACACCTTGTCGTCGCCCCGGCTTTCGCCGATCTGCGCCTTGACGTCGGGCGACGTGTTCAACAGCCCCTGTTCGATCCGGCGCTCGCTGAAATCCTGGGCCAGGCTCCGCGACGGTTGAATCAGCAGGATGTCGCGCGGCGCATACAGCGCTGCATGCGCAATCGTGTTCAGGAAGATCTCGGTTTTCCCGAATTGAGCTGGCCCGATGATCACGACCATGTCGGTGTCGCGCCGCAATTGACGGTCCATCGGCTCGACCAGGTAGGGGGTCAGGCTGTTGCGCCAGGGGCCGCTATACCCGCCGCCCTTGTTGCGAACATGGCGGTGCTTTTCGGCGCACTCGCTAATCGTGATCCGCCGCGGCGGGCGCAATGCCGATGCCGCGGCACGCCGGACCGCGGCGGCAGTCACGAACGGCGGCAGGGCCTCCTCACGCAGCCTGGGCATCATCGATCATTACCCTTTCCAGCGCGTCAGCCAGGTCGGACAAGGCGGCGTCGACCTTTGCCTGCATTTCGGTGACGACCTCGTCGTCGATCCCCAGTTCCCGCTGCAACTCGTCCGGCAGGCCACGCAGCCGCTCCCGGATCAAGCCCAGCACCGAGGTCAGCTCGAACTTGACGTCTGCCGCCGAGACCAATTCGCCGCGCAGCTGCGCCAGCTTGGTCCGGTCCAGCTCGGCCTTCAGCGCCTCTGCCTGGGCGCGGCGCGACAGCGTTTCACCCTCGTTGGCGATCAGCGCGCCATCGCCCAGGAATTCGAGCTTCAGCTGATGATCTCGCGCCAGCCTCTCGGCCGTGGCGCGCTCCTCAGCGTCGCTGCGCGCTTGCCGCCAGGCATGGACCGCGCGCAGGTCCAATTCGTAGGCCACACCGTTCGACCCGCCTTTGACGACGGGACAGCCATTGACGATCCAGGTTTTCACCGTCGGCGCCGACACGTCGAAAAAACGTGCGGTATCGCCGAGGCTGCGGACGTCCTGTTCGCTCATCCCCGGCTCCAAAATGTTGAAAAAGAACAACAATCCGACCCCGAGCAAACGTTGCCCGAAGACAAACACCCGCGCTCGTTTCGCCCGCGTCGTTTTGGGGCATGGGGAAGGACCCGGGACCGGACGGCGGCAGTGTTTCCGGCTGCCGCCGACCATCGCGCGGTCACATTGGCGCCTCCGAAACGAAAACGCCCGCCGGGAATGATTTCCTGGCGGGCGCGAAACATCGACTATGGTCACTCTGTCAATACCAGTCGGGGAAGTCAAGCGCCGCCGTCGAGCCACGGCGCCAGCGGCGGCACCGTCTGGTCGAGGCGATGGCGGCGCAACGAGCGGTCGGCATTGAGCAACCGCAGCCTGATCGCGATCACCGCCCGCGCCCAGCGCTGGTAGACGGCACGGACATGCGCGACCTCGTCGGCCGAATTCAGGACGATGACCGGGCAATAGCGGCGATGGTCGCGCGCATCGAAGTCCCACCAGTATCCGATCTCGGGCTTGCCCTTGGCGTCGAGCACCGGGCGCAGCCGGGGCTGGGCGTCGGCCCCCCAGGACGGCCGCCCGCCGATTTCGGCCTGGCGGATCACGAGAATCCCGTCGGGCGCGCCCTCGACGACGTCATGCACCGTGGCAGCGTCGTCATCGAGCCAGCCCATGTCGCCGCCGCTGACGTCGATCCGACCGCCGATCTGGGCGCGGCGCTCGATTTCGAAGACGCCGTCGGCCGAGTGGCCGAACCACTCGACCCCCTGGGCCGCGCGCTCGCCCTCGTAGAGGCCGATGCCGCGCCCGGCGTAGTGCTGGGCCCGCTGCTGGCGATAGGTCCATTCGAGCAGCCATTCGATCGAGACCAGATTGCGAGGGTTGCGAGGGTCGCGAGGCTGGCCCTGCGATACTCCGCCGCCCGAATATCCCTGAAGCTTCAACATCTTGCTTTCCCCCTGCGAGGGTTGCGACAGTTGGAGACCATGTTTTTACGTAATGCGTTCACGCACCTGCATTAGCCGGCGCAACCCTCGCAACTATCGCGACCATCGCAAGCCGTTGATTTCATTAGCCTTGCCGCGCGCGATAGTCTGCGATGGTTACGAGGGTTCAATCGCCCCCGCCGTCGTCGTCAGGCCCGATAGGCATTTCATCCGGCACGTTGACCAGCTCGACCGCGTCGTAATAGCGGATGCGCCCGTCGACGCGCCTGATGCCCCGCTCTGGCAACGCCTTGCCGAACGCGGTCATCGACCAGGGCTTTTCGGCATTGGCCCGGCACCAGGCGCAATAGGCGCGGTACATCGTCTTGGCCTGCACGCTGCCGCCGGCCGACAGCTTGATGCACTCGGACACGAATCGGCCGACCGGGTCGTTCTCATGCCGGTATTCCTCGGTGGCGACCACGACCTCGTGCGGCACCTCGAGCCCGCGCTCGAGCCAGACCCGCAGCCCGTCGAGCGCCCAGTTGAGAATGCCCGAGCGTTCGGCCCACAGCTTGGCCGGCAGTTCGCGATCCCATTCCTCGCGCGGGATGGTCACCCCCCACAACACCAGCCGGACGCGCCGCCAGATGCCATGGTCCTGGCCGCGAATCGTAGGCTTGTGATTGCCCGAGACCATCAACTTGAAGGCGGGTGTGAATTCGAAGAACCCCTGGTGCAGTCGCCGCGCCATGATCTTCTCGCCGCCGGTCAGGGCCTTGACCATCGCCTCGCCCAGCCGCACGCCCTGTTCGGGTTCGCTGGCCCGCACGAAGCGCTTGCCCGGTAGTTCCGCCAGATCCGGCGTCGCATCGCCGCCGCCGCGCCGATCGTTGGCGATCAGCGATTCGAAGGGCAGCGTCTGGGCATAGGGTCCGAGCATCCGGGCGATCAGGTCGACGAACACCGACTTGCCGTTCGACCCGGTACCGTAGTTGAAGATGAGCGCCTGTTCGTTGGTGAAGCCGGTCAGGCAATAGCCGATCCAGCGCTGCAGGAAGCCCCGAACCGCCTCGGACGGCTGGACCCGGCCGAGGAACTGGTGCCAGGTCGGGCATGTCGCCTCCGGGTCGAAGTCGACATCCATGATCTTGGCCAGGCGATCGCCGCGGCTGTGGGGGCGCAGCTCGTCGCAGGCACCCGCCAGGCGCAGCGTGCCGTTCGCCAGGTTGAGCACGTCGGGGTCGGCGTCGAGGCTGTTCGGCCCAACCGAGATATGCGGCAACGCGCGGTTGATCATCCCGTCGATCCGCGCACTGTTGCCCGAGGCATACCCCCATTTGAACAGATCCTCGACCGCCTTGTTGAAGTCGGCCTTGGACTGCCAGGTCTCAGGCCCGCGCGCCTGCAGCGCCTTGACCTCGTCGAAGATCGCGCGGGCGGCGAGCTGGGCGCGGCGCTCGACCGCGTGGTCGGCCCCCTCGCCGTCCCAATGGGTACCGGTCCAGACCATCCAGCCGCGTTCGCGGACGAACAGCAGGTCGTCGCCATGGCGCGCCAGCAGCCGTTCGGCATTACCGATGTCGTTGCGCTCGCGATAGGACAGGTCGAGGTCGATGGCGGCCGGCGCCTCGCCCCCGCCCTCGCCCCGGCCCTGCCCGTCGCGTCCCGCGCCGAACAGGTCGTTGGCCGCCGATGCCGGTGCCGGCGAGGCACCGGGAAAGCTGACCACCTTGGCCGCCAGCACCGACTGCCGGATACGATCCTCGCTCACTCGGCGGCCCCCTGAAGCATGTCGTTGAAATCTGTGCCCGGCGCAGGCCAGGCGATGCGGACGCGGCGGCCGGCGGCGTGGTGGCGGCGGGCGGCGCGCTCAATCAGGGCCTCGGCCGTCGGCATGTCGCCGTCGGCATCGCCCAGCAGGATCACTTCCTCGACCCAGTCGGGCAGGATCAGGCCCGGCCGCTCGGGGTCGGGGTACGGGCTGGGCACGCGCTTGCCCGGCAGCGTCGGGTGCGGGGTCGAGCGATCGTCGCCGCCGCCGGCCAGATTGGCGAGCGAGACGGCCGACCAGACGGCCAGCCGCTCGCCGTCGCAGACCGGCCCGCCGGCAGCGTCGTCCCAGAACGATTGCGCGACGGACAAGCAGGTCTCGACCCCCTCGCCGACGGCGAGGCGCCGCGCTGGCCGGGTCAGGCGGACGGCACCGCCGGCATAGGCGCCCAGCGCCTTCTTCGCCGCCGGTACCGGTGCCTTGGCCGCGCCGTCGAGGGCGAGGTAATGGCGATGGCAGGTCATCAGCGAGCGATCGGGCGCCCAGACCGCGGCGATCAGCGCCGGCCAGTGCGAGACCTGTTCCGGCCCATCCTCGGGCCGGTGCCGGTGCTTGAGGCGGGGCACGAACCGCAGCGTCGGCGGCGCCGGGATGGTGATGCCGCGCGACGGCAGATAGGCGGCACCGATGCTGCCGGCCACCGGCCGGGCGGCGCGCCACAGCCCGGCCGCATGGCGCCGCGCCCAGGCATCCGATTCGGCCTGTTCCTCGGGGGACCGCCGCTTGACCACCGGGGCCAGGGCCTCGCGCCGGCCATCGCGCAGCGGCATCAGCCCGGCCTCGCCGGCCAGTTGCTCGACCGCGTCGACGAAGGACAGCCCGTCGAGCCGCATCAGGAAGGCGATGGCGTCGCCATGGGCGCCGCAGCCGAAGCAATGAAAGAAGCCCTTGTCCTCGCGGACCGTGAACGACGGCCCCTTTTCGGCATGGAACGGGCAGAGGCCCTGATATTCCCGGCCGGCGCGCCGCAGCGTCACCCGGCGGCCGACCACATCGACCACCCGGGTGCGGGCGCGCAGATCATCGAGGAAAGCCGGATCGAAGCTCATGCCGGCCTGCCATTTTGTGTGTATTTTTCTACACACAAACCCTTGACGACCAGCCCAATGATGTGTATGTTAATACACACAACACGGGGGTTGCGATGCGGAACAAGTCGAGCGGCGAACTGATCAAGATGGTGCAGGCCGACGGCTGGTACGAAGTCGCCACCAAGGGCAGCCACGTCCAGTTCAAACATCCGACCAAGCCGGGCCGCGTGACCATCCCGCACCCGAACAAGACGCTGCCGGCCGGCACGATCGCCTCGATCCTGCGGCAAGCCGGGCTGAAATAAGGAGAGATCGCCATGACCTACTATGTCGCCCTGATCCACAAGGATGCCGATAGCGAGTACGGCATTTCGTTCCCCGACTTTCCCGGTTGCGTCTCGGCGGGCGCAACGGTCGATGAGGCGGTGCGCGGCGGGGCCGAGGCCCTGGCGCTGCACGTCGAAGGACTGCGCGAGGATGGCGCCCCGGTGCCGGCCCCGCGCGACCTCGCCGAGATCCGGGCGGCCGGCGACGATTGGATCGTGTGGGAAGGCGCCGTCGCGGTGCTGGTGCCGCTGCTGCCGCCCGAGGGCCGCGCGGTGCGCGTCAACGTCACCCTCGACGCCCAGTTGCTGGCCCGGATCGACGCGGTTTCCCGCAATCGCTCCGGCTTTCTGGCCGAGGCGGCCGAACGGCTGCTGGCGGGGTGACGTCACGGCGCCACCCGATCGAACAGCGACGGCACGACAGCCCGGTCCCGCGCATCCAGGGCTGCAGCGCAGCGCGGCGAGATCCACAGCACCTCGGTTCGCTCGCGCGCGCCGTCGGCCAGGGCGACGCAGGTCACGCGGCGCCAGTCGGGCAGCATGTCGTCGTACATCGGGTCGGGATAGCCCGACAGCACCACCATGCCCGCGAGGCCGCGCAGCGCGGTCAGCAGGTCGGCATGCCCCCCCCCGGTCCAGTTCGTGGCGATACATCCGCCGCACCAGGTCGTAGCGGTTGCCGCGGCTGCGCGTCTCCCACAGATAGGGCGGGTCGACATAGTGGAGCGTGTCCGGCCCGTCGTGGCGCTGCATCAGCTCGAGGGCGTCGCGATTCTCGATATAGACCGACTTGAGCCGCTGCACGAAATGCGGCACCCGGCCGGGATAGTTCCGCCAGTCGGCGACCATGGTCGAGCCGCCCCGCGTCGCCGACGTCGACGAGCGGAAGCCGGTCGACAGCGAGCCGGTCAGTTCCGAATTATGCGCGTTCGCGCCGAATCCCATGTAACTACGGATCAGCAGCCGCCGGGCGCGCTCGAGCGGATCATCGCTGGCCTGATAGGCCAGTTCGAATTCCGCCCGGGCATAGGGCGTCAGTTCCAGCTGCTGCACCAGCGATGCGGCCGAGGCCGGATCGCGCAGCACCCGGAACAGGTTCACGACATCGTCGTCGAGATCGTTATAGACCTCATGCTCGGCCGGCCGCTTGCGCATCAGCACCGACGCCCCGCCGCCGAACGGCTCGACATAGACGCGATGCGCCGGAAAATGGGCGATGATCCACGGCGCCAGCTTCCACTTCCCGCCGAACCAGCGCAGGACGGGACGCGGCACCAGCGACAGCGGCACGGCGATCGCGGCCGCCGTCACGACACGGCCTCGCCGAACAGCGGCGTCGGCGGTACCGGCACATGGGCGCGGCGCTGCGCCTTCAGGCGGCGGCTGTGTGGTGCCTCGCCCTCGACCCAGGCCAGCCGCCGGCGGATATCGGCGACATAGGCGGTTTCGCGTTCGATCAGGATCGATCGCATGCCCTCGGCCCGAGCGGCTTGACGGTCGGGTGCCGCGACCCCATGCGGTCCGACGGGTCGGCCTTGGCGCAATAGAAAAACCGCGCGGCCGAACCGCCGGCATCGCGCGGCAGCGCCGGCCGCCGCACGTTGCCCATGTCGCCGAAGATGCCAGCGGTGATCGGTGACCGTTCCTCGCCCGTCACCGCCTGACGCGCCCCCCGGCGCCTCGGGGAACAGCGCCAGCACCTCGGGCGAGCCGTCATGCAGCACGTTTGCCGGCCAGCGGCCGAGCGAATGGCCTTCCCGCGCGCCGGGCAACATCGTGAATCCCTCGCGGCTCGACGCATGGTAGCGCCGGCCCGCACTTGGCACCCCCTCGCGCTGGCGAGCGCCCGGCCAGGGCTTGCCATCACGAACGTGGCTCAGCAGACCGCCGGCACCGGCCCGCAGGTCGTCGTCGGTCGGTACGCGGCAGCCGTCGATGTTCAGCGCCCCGACACCGAACGCCAGCAGGTTTTCCAGCGTGTTCCCGATCATCGGGCGGCGCGCCAGCACGATCGGTTCGACCGACGGCTTGACCGCCGAGCCCGACATCTGGCGCGCCAGGCGATGCAGGCGCCGCCAGCCCGCCCGGTCGAGCGTGCGCGGCAGAGCCAGCATGCTTTCGAGCGGCGAGTGCGACTTCGGGTAGCCCTGGCCATAGAGCCACTGGAACTGGTCGCGGATCTCGAAACCCGCATCCTCGATCGCGGTGGCCAGGCGGTGATAGGTGCGGGTGCCGCCGAAGGCGAACAGCGAGGCGCCCGGCTTCATCACCCTGAACACCTCGCGCCAGAAAGCCGGGTCGAACGCCTCGGCCCCGGTATCCCATTTCTGGCCCATGAAGCCGGCAGCCGAGCGCCCGTAGACGCCGCCCTTGGCCGGCGCGGCATTGGCGGCGCCGAAGCGCCGGACGATCGATTCCAGCGCATAGGGCGTGTCGGTGACGACGGCATCGACCGAGGCGTCGGCCAGCCGGGTCAGCTCGACCCGGCTGTCGCCGTGGATGACTTGCACGGCGCCGGTCACGCTGCCACCATCGACAACCAAGGGTTGACGCCTCGGGGATGGCCGGCGTGATGGCAAACAGTCGAAAGCTTGATGTCGCGATCGGATTTGCCGGCGGGTGCCTGGCGACGATCCTGGCCGCCATGGCCTTCAGGACGTTCCAAGGTTTCGCGCCCGAGTGGGGCGACTGGAAGGAAGTCGTTGCCGCGATCATCGGCGGCGCGATGACGATCCTGGCCGGCTGGCTCGCCCTCCGCTCGGCGGAGAAGCAGGCCAACGAACAACGGACCGAACGACTGGCAACCGACGCAAAGGCGCAGATCAGCGCCATGCGCAGCACCCTTCACCAGATCCTGCCGATCATCGACCATTGCGACTGGATGCGACAGATCACCGACGTCTCGAATACCGGCACGCCCGATGACTGGGGCGCGTTTCCGAGACGGCTGCATCTTGTGACCAAGGGCTATGAAGACCTGATCGACTTCATCCGACGGCGCCCGATCGACGACCCGATGATCGTGGGCAAGATCGAAGGCCTTCGGACTGGAATCGAACTGCTTCAGCGCAAGGCCAGCCACTTCCACGCCAACGCCGCCAACCTCACGGGGCAAGAGCGCGAGGAAGCCCGAAGACCGGCCGAATATGCCGTATTCCTCTGTATCGACGACAGCATCGCCATCCTCGAGGCAATGAAGCGATACCACAGCAGCATCGCCGTCGCGGCCGCCTATGGCCGGGCGGGCGCGGCCGACGAAGTCACCGAAGCCTACGACCAGACAATCGTGGCGCGCCGGGTGCGCCGCCAAAATCGCATACCACACAGTCCGATCGAACTGCAGTTCGACGGCAGCGGCATTCAGCCAGACGACTGACCGACCCCTCACCGCCCCGCCTCCCGGTCCCCGATCCGCCGCGCCCCGCTTTTCATCATCCGGTCGAGATCCGGGTCGCGGGCCTGCCAGGCCCGCGCCTCGTGCGGCGCGCAGTAGTTCGATCCCTCGACGGTCGGGGCGCCGCATTTGCAGGCATCGTCCCAGCTTGGCGCCCCGGCGATCCATTGGCAGGTGCGGAAATCGCTGACCCGCCGGCGCGGCGTCGCGGCCGGATCCGGGCGCGGTTTCGGGCGCGGCCGGCGGGCGTCGAGATCGATCAGCACCGCCAGCGGCCGGCGGTCGGCCTCGGCCCGGCCTTCGCGCCCGGGCCTGGGCGCGCGGGCGGCCCGCGGTTTCGACGTCGGCGTCGGCTTCGGCTGCTGCTGCGGCGGCTCGGCCGCCGGGCGCGGTGACCTGGGCACCGGGTTGCCCAGGCGGTGCAGCTTGCCGGCCACCATGTTCTTGGTGAAGCCCGGGCCGAGCGCCTGGGCGATCGCGCCGTTCGACTGGCCGGCGCCGGCCAGCTCGAGCAACCGGGCGACGAGCTGATCCGACCAGGTGCCGAGCGCGCGGTTGGCCGGCCGGGCCGGCCCGCGTGTCGCCGGGCGGCTGTCGGCCGGGCCGCGCGATGGCGTAGTCAAGGTGGCGTCAGGCACGTGTTCCCCGTCATCGCCCGGCAGGGGCCGGGCAATCGTCATCGCCGTCATGTCTCAATCTCCCGCGTCAGACCGCCGGGCGGGTGGCGCCCGGCATCACCCCATCGTCAGGTCGCCACCACCGGCACGCCGTTGCACAGCCCGCCGGTTTCGACCGCCCAGCCGATCACCGCGCCGCGCTCGGCCACCGGCACCGCCCGCGCCCCGGCATCGACGCCGATGGCGGCCCAGCGCCGGTTGATCATCGCCGCCAGGCGCCGGTTGCGCTCACGCTCGGCCCGCAGGTCGGCATCGGCATAGGGGCCGGCGCCGGCGCCATCGTCGTCGGGGCCGAGGCCGGCGATCAGCGCCAGCGGCACCGGCCGCCAGGCCGGCACCGCATCGACCCCGGCCAGCGCCGCCGCGCCCGCGCGGGCGGCATTGCCGCCGCGCAGCGGCACCGGGCGGGGCACCGGCCGCGGGCGCGCCAACGGGGGCAGCGCCGCGAACAACGGCAACTGCCGGTCGCCGCCGAGGCTGTGCGCCGCGGTCATGACGGCACCGGCCCGGTATCGGGCGGCAGATGCAGCCGGGCGGCCGGATCGGCATAGCGCGGATCGGCCAGCCGGCCGAGCAGCCCGGCCCGGTCGACCGCCACCAGGCTGAGATCGAAATGCCGGCCCATCATCGACCAGCCGGCCCCGGCCTCGACCACCTCGGCCAGCCAGACCTGGCGGGCATAGCGGCGGGCCACCGGCGGTTCGGCGAACGAGACCGCCCAGGCATAGCCCCAGCGGCCCAGCGTCAGCGCGTGCAGCAGCCGCACGGTCAGATGCATCGGCACCGGATCGTTCGCATTCTCGTTCGGGTGGCGCCAGAACGCGGTATAGACCGCGACCCAGCCGCCGATGCGCCGCGCCGCCGGTGCGTGGCAATAGCCCTGGTAGCCGACCGGCGTGCCGGCGGGATAGAGCAGCGAGCCATCGTCGATCGCCTCGGCCAGCGTGCCCGGCACCCATTTGAGCCGCGCGCCGGACGAGGCGACCGGCCGGCCCGCCCGGGTCAGCATGACGAACAGCGTATCCTCGGGGCCGGCCCCCGGATTGACGGCGGGATTGACGAACTGGCTGGCCACCGCGCGGCCGGGATCGGCCTCGCAGACCTGCCAGAAGTCGCTCAGCGCGTGGCTGACCTCGACCTGCAGCCCACGCGCGGCGGCGGCGCGCAGCAGCGGCGGCACGACATGGCGCCCGACCTCGCCGCGCAGGCGGCCGGGCAGGTAATCGGCACGCACGGCATCGAGATAGCTGATCATCCGACCCTCGACCCCGGCGGCGCCCGATCGACCAGATTGGTGGTGACGACGACCCCGCCGGCCGCGCGGATCGCCGAGCGGGTGTAGCGGGCCGCCGCATCGGCCGCGGCGAGATCGACCCGGGTGAACGACCGCCCGGCGGCGCAGGCCCGGCGCATATCGCGCCGCAGCGCCTCGCCATAGACCAGATCGTCCATCTCGCCGGCCTCGCGCCCGACCGCGTCGGCGCGGATGCGCACGCCATCGCCGGCATAGAGCAGCCGCACCGAGCCATCGTCGCCCACCCGCACCATGGCGGTACGGTCGAGCATGCCGCAGCGCGACGCCGCCGCCAGCACCTCGCCGGGATGGACGTCGAGCGGCAGGTCCAGCAGGAAGCGCCGCTCCGCGTCGAGCCGGTCGAACGACAGCGGCACCTCGGCCGCCGAGACCAGCAGATGCTGGCCCACCACCGGCCGCATCACCGCGGCGCGGTCGAGCGCCTCGAGCGCCTCGCCCAGCCGGGCGTAATCGCGGCTGACCGCGGCATCGCCCTGGTGCAGGGTGATCACCACCCGCCGCACCCGCTGGCCGTGGCGGGCGGCATGTTCGCGCAGCCGGGCCAGCGCCGCGCCCTCGACCGCGCCGCGCTCGACCTCGACCAGCAGCGTGCCATCCTCGCGCAGCGTGGCCCCGACCCAGCCGAGCATGCGGCGGGCATAACCGGCCGCGTCGCCCTCGACCCGGCCCAGCCCGAGCTGGGCCGCCGCCAGCGCCCGCAGGCCCTGCGGCGCGTGCAACGCCTCGCCCCGCTCGGAGAACCACATGGCGAGATCGCCGGCGGCAACCACCGGCAGGCTGACATCGCCGCCCAGCACCTCGGCCATCAGCCCGGGCAGGCCGAATCGGACACAGGCCTGATCGAGGGCGACCAGCATGGCGACGTGGATATGGGTGGTCTCCGCGTGGCGCAGCCGGCGGACGGTGGATTCGCCATAGCCCGAGGCCTGGGCAAGGCCGACCAGCGTCATCGGCGAGGCCGGACCCAGCCGGGATTCGAGCGCGGCGGCGAGACGGGCAACGATCGTGGTCATGACGGCAACCTCCCGGTGTTGGCCGGCCACCCGGCCAGACGCGGCGGCGGGGGCGGCGTTATCATCGTCACTACGCTAGACGCCGCGCGCGAGAACGACAACCAATTGGGGCCGGACATCATTGGGCACCAGCAGCGCGCGCCATGACATCGAAGGAGAGATGAACCGTGGCCGAAACCCCGTCAGAAGCGCTACAGGAAATGCTCAAAGCCATCGGCGACATGCGGCAGACGCTGCAATCACAGGTCTGCGGCATAGCCACTTTCACGGGCTTCATGGCCGGCGCGCTCGTCGCCCGAGGCTCGTTGCCGCCCGACGAACTGATGCAGATCTGCACACTTGCCGCCGACACCGCGTCGCGCCTTTCAGGCGAAGACGCGCGACTGGTGGTCGACGTCATCGCTTCGGCCAGCAAGCAGATAGTCGCGGAAGCGCAGGACAGCGAGCGTTGATCAAGCGCCTTCATTCGGGCCTTCAGCTCGGTGAGCGATTTGTCCTTGAGCATGTAAGTCATGCTGCATCCGCGGCCCGTTCGGCCGCGCCTTCTGTCGGTGTGGGGTTGTGCGGGATGTCGAAGAAATCGTTGGCAGAAACCTTGCCGCGGGTAAAAGCGAAGAGCTTTACCATTGCCTCCTTGCGAGGGGTTCGCTTGCCCTTCACCCATAGCCGGCAGGTTTCAACACCCTCGCCCGTCCCCTCCGCGAGCTGGGGGATAGTAGTACCGGTTTCGGTCATCCACTCGGCGAGCTTCATACTCGCCATCAAACATTTTGTTTGAAGAAATGTCAAACAGGTCGTTGGTGGAACGACCGCACTATTTGTTGGACCATGCCGCTATGCCGCCCCGCAAAAACCTGTCCAAACCCAGGCCAATCAAGGCATTTGATGAGCCGCCGAACCGGATCGCCGAGATCCGTTCGGCACGAGGCATGACGCAGCAGGATTTGGCGGACCTTGCCGACACATCCAATCAGCAGATTGGCCACCTGGAGTCTGGTGCGCGGCGCCTGACGGACAAATGGATGGCAAGACTTGCACCCCATCTCGGCGTGCCCGCCTCGGCCTTGATGCGCGGCGGCGGGTCGGAGGTTCAACCTGTCGTTACTCAGGCCGGTAACGCTGGCGTTGACCACGACATGTTGCGGCGCTCAATCAAAGCCGCGCTGGTGTTCTTCGAAGTTTCCGAAACCGACGCCTCTAAAATAGCCGCAAAAGCTATCCAGATTTATCAAAGTGAACTGGTTTCTTCGGGTAGCGCAGATTGACCAGAAAAACCAGATTTTCGACCGATATATCGTAGAAGGCTGCGCACGCCTTCAGCGATTTATACTCTGCATTAGCAAATGCATGCCCATCCGCAAGGGCTGCCAATAAAATCCTGTCAAATGTTGACACAATCCGTGTTGGAGATAGGGCAAAAGGCCCGCTCATCTTCGCGCCCATATTCTTAACTTCGCCTAAGAGGGCCACTTATGGGGCGAATTCTCTCGCAAATTCTTACAATCCAAAGCGGTACCGTCACAGCGACCTCCGGTTATGGTTCGCCAAGCCCGCGGGCTTGGCGGACATCGGTCTTGGTAATCGGACGCGATCACTAAGGCCGGTGGTCGGGCTACACCCCGATTGCGTGGCGGGGGATCTCCAGTCCCCCGCCCCCGCCTCATCGATTACGCGGCAGCCTTGACCGCCACGTAGCACATTGCGCCGGCGCGGCCATCTGCCCGGGGCGCCGCAGGATCGGCGTCGAGCGTAATCCCGCGCCGCGCGAACGCGGTAACCGTGCGGCGCCAGGCGGCGCGGTACTGGTCCGTGCCCCAGGCAGTCGGATCGTGAAGAACCGTGATTGTCCCGGCATCGAGCGCGTCATGCAGCACCTGGTCGGCCGCCTCGGTCACCGCCACCGGCGAGGACGGATCGCGCGCCAGCTCGGCCATGATGATCTCGAGATCCGCGCGGGCCTGGATTTGGTCAACTACCTGCATCGTCGTCTCCCTGTTTCGGCGCCCACCCCGGGCGCGGGGTTATCGCGGCAATCTGGCTGGCGATCGCGGCAATGCTGCCAGCGTGGACGCCCGCGATTCCGATGTCGCTCAACGCCCGCTTGGCGCTGGCGAGAAGGTTATGAACCGTGCTACGCGACCGCCCCTTGTCCTCGGCGATTTCGGCGATGGAATAGCCCGCACCGAGGGCCGCGACGATGCGTGCTTCAGCCGGCGTCAGGTCGAGCGATGCGGCCAGCGTCTTTCGCGTGAGCATGTCGGCCGAAGGGCGCAGTGGCCCGGCCAGGACGAGCCGGGCGCCCGGGTGCGCGCCGGGCGAGATCGTGACGCCGATGCAGGGATAGCCGTCGGTATCGCGAAGCAGCATCGTCTGAGCCCGACCGCCGCCTGCCGCAAGCGCCATCGCCCAGCCGGCACGGTCGATCGCGTGGACTGGCTGCAGGATGCCGTCGACCCGTCGCACGCCGAGCTCCCGGTCAGCCAACGCGCGCAAAGCGGCGTTGCGGTAACTCTCCCGGCCGACTTCGTCCACCAAGGCAATACCGAGCGAGATCTGATCGAGGCCTGCGCGTAGAGCTTGCGCATGTCGCCGCGCCTGCTCGGCCGCGATCAGCGCATGCTCCGGCAGTTCGCCGAGCGTGGCTGCATCCGTCGAATATCGCAGTAGCAGGCAAGTGTTCTCGTCTATGCGCCGGGTCGACACAACCATATCGCCCCACGGGTATCGGTTGACGCTGATCGCCAGCGGGGATTCGGCGCGATGCCAGCGCACCGACGCAAGGAACTCCGCCGGCCGGGCGCGCGCCAACGGGTTCCCAACGAGGCCCTTTGCCAGCAATGCATGAAACAGACTCTCATAGGTCGCGCCCGCGTCGTAGTCGACCACAGGCATCAATCGGCGTTGGCCGCCATTCGCCCATACGATGTTTTCGTCGGCGTCGATGATCTGCATCGCAGCGTCGATCGTCGCACCAGCCCGCACCAGCCCCTTTAGACCGTCGCCAGTCCCCGCCGGCAATGTCGCGATATCAGTCTCTGCGCTCCCCATAGTCCAATTGCAGCATGACGTTTAGTTGCCGCATAGGGGAATCTGCTAGGTTGCCGAAAGTTTTTTGACAGCGCGGTAACGGATCGCATCCTTTCAGGATTTCTCAGGGAATTACAGTTGATTACACTCGCGCAGCGAGCGAGTGAAGCGGCGTGCCGCATGGGCCGCACCCGCTACGGCCACCCAATGGTCCCGTAAACCACAGACGATTGTCTACATTTTTCCGCGACGGCCCGCGTGGTCGATTGCCGGGATGCAGGGGAGACAGATTCTTGCGGTGAACATCGTGGCGCTGCGCATGGAGCGAGGCATGTCGGCCGAGCGCCTGGCCGAGGCCGCAGGGGTGCATCTGACCTACATCTGGCGGATCCAGCGCGGCGGGGCGAGCGTTGGGTTGGACAAGCTCGACGCGATCGCGGAGGCGCTGGGGGTGACGCTATCGCGATTGCTCGAGGAACCCGCGACAGCGGCAACCCCAGCCGCGCTGAAGCGAGGGCGGAAGAAAAAGAATATCCCTTAATCCTCGCCGAAGTCGAAAGGCGTGGTCTCATGCAGCCGGGGCGCCGCGCGCTGCAGATTGCGGTAAAAAGTCTCCCACTTCGCTGCCCCCTTCATCATGAAGGTGACGTTGCCGATATGCTCCTTGAGCTTCGGATGACCAAAGTCTCTCGTCAGCCACTGGTGGTGCTTTCGTTGCCGACGCCGTGTCTCATCCATCACCGGATTTTTCCGCTGAAGCTCTTCAAGCACACCCGGCGCCAAGCGCGCATATACGATGTCTGTAGTAAGGCGACCGATAAACCCAGGCCGAGCCGCGCTATCTGGATCGTACTTATGGCCTTTCAGGCGATAAATGTTCTCATAGAACTCATCCGGGAATGTCTTTGACCACTTAGCCCAGTGATCCGCAATGTACTTGTCAAGAATCTGGTGAAGGGCATCCCGGGCGCGATCGCGCTGAAAGCCGGTAGCTTCGTCGATCCAGGCGGCAATGCCAAGCCTGGAGAACGCAAAGACAAGAGCTTCGCAATACTCGCCATATCGAATCTGTGCTTCTGTTGTGAGCGCACGGGCACCCTTTGCCTTGAGCATTGAGATGCAGAATTCATGCAAAACTTCGTCTTCATAGCCATTTGTGAGGACGTTGGTGAGCGACAGGAATGCGATCGGCCTACCAATGTCCACTAAAAGTTTCTTAGAAAAGAATGACTTGATAATCGGATCCGCGACAATCCGAGTGAGTCGATGTCCACTAGACGAACCGCGACCTTTAGCGCCGATCGCGGCCAAAAAAGCCCTCTCGGAAAGCACTCGCCTGCCGTCGTCTAGATTGTGAACCGGGATAACATAGCCTCCAACCTCGCGCTCACCGGCGTGGGTCGCCTTGGGCAGATCTCCGGCCTCCGCCACGGCTTTCTTGGCTAGCGCCCCCTTGCGCGCGATCTCGCTGCGTTGTTCGCGGGTAAGAGCAGCGGCGCGCGCCGCCCCCCCTTTGCTTTGTGGACTCTTCATGCTTCCTCGCAGATTCGCGCTATAGGTGCATACAGGACAGCACAGGCCAACCGACTGAGCAAGCAAAAACGCATACATAGACGTTACGTCTGCTTGCTGCCTTCCGTCGCCCCCCATTCGTTCGGGCACCAGGATTTTGCGCCACGACGACTTCGATCAAGGTGAGAACGGGCGAAGCGGCAAGAGAACATCGCACACACCACGAATTCAAACATTCCGTTTGACACCGTCATCAAACATGTTGTTTGATCTATCCACCTGAGCCCCGCTCCGGTGCCGCCGGGGCAGACCGGCAGAACCCGCCGCCGACCCGACCCTCTAGCGGGTCGGCGGCCCGCAGGGGGATAGAGATGGCCCGTCGAACGACATCTACCGATCCGGTCGTCAACCTCGCCCAGGACATGCAGGCGGCCATCGCCGAGCACGGCGATTGCACCGAGGCCGACATGCATCGCCTGGGTTGGAGCGATGGCGACATCGCCCAGCACGGTCAGGCGGCCGCCGCGCTGGTCCGGCGCTGGCAGGACCAGACCGAGGCGGCGGGCCGCGCCGACCGGGCCGCCGCCCATGACCTGACCCCGGCCCGTGCGCGCCGCGCCTCGAGCCAGATCGGCACCGCCCGCGCCCGTCTCGATTTCCTGGTCCAGAAGCTGATCGCCGCCGGCGGCACCGGCCGCCGCGGCCCGGCCGCGCCCCGCGCCATCGACGCGCTGGACGAGGCGATCGACCTGCTGACCGAGACGCGCCGCGACCTGACCGGCCAGGCCTGGGCCCCCAAGGCCCCCGCCGGCCGGGCTGCGGCCTGAGGCGGAGGCGGACGCGCCATGACCAGGATCCGCACCCTCGCCCTGACCCGCGGCCTCAGCCCCCGTCAGGCCGATATCGCCGAAATCTTCGTGCCGCTGGTCAAGGAGGCGGCGCGGATCCAGCGGTTGCTGCGCGCCGGTTTCAGCCACCGGCGCCGCACCGCCGCCCATGTCGCGATGCTGCACCGCGACTATGCCGGGTCGATCGACCAGCGCGCCGACCTGATCATCGGCCGCGCCCTGAATGCGGCCGAGGTCGAGCTGTGCCGGCAGATCCATTGCCTCGGCGTGACCCTGTCGGCCCGCGACGGCGAACGGCTGTCGACGATCGTCAGCAACATGGCGATCGGGGCGCCGGCCAGCGGCGAGCGGCGGCGGGCGATCACCGTGGCGCTGGTCGATTTCTGCCGCTCGGCCGCGCCCGCCCCTGCCTTGAAGCCGCAGGGGGCGGCCGATGCCGCGTGACCTCGCCACCCGCCTCGCCGTTGCCGCCGACACCATCGAGCGGTTGCGGCTGACCGCGCATGAGACCGGGCGCGGCGAGGCCCGCGCCGCCGCCCGCGATCGCCGGCCGATGGACCCGCTGGCCGCCGACATGACCGCCGCCGCGCTGGCCCGCGCCATCGACCTGGCCGCCGAGCGCATCGCCGCCACCTGCGCCCCCGGGCCCGGCCCGGCGGCGCGGCCCTGGGCGCCCGATGTCGCCGAGATCGGGCGGCGGCTGCGCGACATCCTCGAACATCGCTGGCTGGGCCGCCACGAGGAGGCCGAGCGGGCGATCGCGGCGATGGCCGCCTGGCTGGCGGCGCCGCCCGCCGCGCGGGAACCGGCATGAACGCCCCCGCCGCGCCCCCGCGCGACCTCGCCGCCTTTCGCCGCAGCATCGGCCGGCCGGAACTGCGGCTGGCCGACGGCACCCTCGAAACCGTCGTGCTGGCCGATCTCGGCCATGCCCGGCTTGTCCGCACCGCCTTTCTGTATGGCCAGGCCGCGCCGGTGCGCGTGACCTATGGCTGGGTGACCCGCACATGATGTTCTCGACCACCCGCAACGCGCTGCTGCCGCTGCTGGCCGCCGCCACCGCGCCGATCGCCAGCCGCACGACCATCCCGGTGCTGGCCAATGTGCTGGTCGAGGCCGCCGACGGCCGGCTGCGCCTTGCCGCCACCGACCTGGACCAGCTGGTCACCGTCGGGCTGGGCGTCGACATGGCCCAGCCCGGCCGCGCCACCCTGCCCGGCCGGATGCTGCACCAGATCCTGGCCAAGTTGCCCGACGGCGCGCCGGTGCAGATCACGCATGATGCCCAGGCCCAGCGCGCCCGGCTGACGGCGGGCCGCGCCCGCTTCGACCTGCCGACCCTGCCGGCCGCGGATTTCCCGGCGATGAAGGCGCCGGGCGAGGGCGGCGACGAACCCAGCCGGTTCAGCCTGGCCGCGCCGCAGCTGGTCGCGCTGCTGGGCCGGCCGGCCTTCGCCATGTCGCGCGAGGAAACCCGCTATTACCTCAACGGCGTCTATCTGCACCGGCTGGGCGAGCGGCTGGCCGCCGTCGCCACCGACGGCCATCGCCTCGCCCGCGCCACCCTGGCCGCGCCGGCCGGGGCCGAACGCATCGACCCCGTCATCCTGCCGCGCGACACCGTGGCCAACCTGCTGAAACTCAAACCCGAAGGCGAGGTCACGATCGCGGCGACGCCGACGCGGGTGTCGTTTTCCTGGGGCGACATCACCCTGATGACCAAGGTGATCGACGGCCAGTTCCCCGACTATGAGCGGGTGATTCCGAAGGCCGACCAGCAATCGGTCACCGCCCGCATCGAGCGCAAGCCGCTCGCCACCACGCTGGACCGCGTCATGGCGGTCGCCACCGACCGTACCCGGTCGGTGCGCCTGGCGCTGGGCCCCGGCGCGGTCACGGTCAGCGCCACCGAACCCGAGCACGGCAGCGCCGAGGATACGCTCGACCTCGCCGACTATGCCGGCGAGCCGCTGACCATCGGGTTCAACGGCCGCTACCTGATCGACGGCCTCGAGGCCCTGGCCGGCGACAGCGTCACCTTCCACGGCGATTCCGCCGGCAGCCCCGCGCTGATCACCGATCCCGACGACCCGGACATCCTGGTCGTCGTGATGCCGATGCGCGTCTGACCCGCCGCGCCCGGCCAACCCAGCCCCCAGCAAGAAAGGCAAGACCCACATGCCCCCCGATACCGATCCCGGCCTCGGCCCCAGCGCGACGAGGGAGGGCACCGCGCCCTTCAGCGTGTTCCTCGCGGGCCTGGAGGAAGGCGTCCTGCACGGCGACCTGTCCAAGGCCCTGGTCAAGATCAACGAGGATGTCTCCGACCTGGCGCTGAACGGCGCCAAGAAGGTCAAGGCCACCTTGACCATCACCGTCGATTTCCTGCTCGAGGGAGGCGTCTGGGAGATCAAAGGCGATTACAAGGTCAAGATCCCGTCGCCGCCGCGCGGACGGACCATGATGTGGTCGACCGCCGGCCACAACTTCACCCACAAGAACCCGCGCCAGACCGAGCTGTTCCGCGACGTGAGCTTCGCGAACACCGACGGCATGCGCGCGGTCTGACCTAGGAGCATAGTCACATGAACCAGAACGATACCGCCGCCGCGGGCGCCGAGGGCGTCAGCGGCCTGTTCGCCGCCTCGGCCCCGCTGATCCTGGGCGAGGGCACCACCGCGCTGATCGAGACGATCGAGAAGCGGATGCAGCCGGCGATCGTCAATCTGCACGACCCGAACGGACAGGTCGCGCCGATCTCCGCGCTTGCCCTGCCCCAGGGCCTGACGCTGCAGCCGCTGCGCAACCTGCTGGACCCGTTCCGCCTGCACCCCGAGCGGCGCCAGGGCACCGCCCGGCTCGACACCGTCGCCTCGCTGATCGATTTCGCCAATCGCTTCAAGAACGAACACAGCGCGCTCTATGCCCTGCCCGACCGCAAGGCCCCGACGTTGACGGCGGTGATCAACTATCACCGCGCCGGCGCCGACGGCCAGGCCGAATACGGCGACCATCGCGGCCATTACGCCTTTCCGCTGTCCGACGAATGGCAGGCCTGGACCGCGAACGACGGCGAGCCGATGGAACAGGCCGCCTTCGCCGCCTTCCTCGAGGACCGCATCACCGACGTCGTTCACCCGCCGGCGCTGATCCTGGCCCGCCAGTCCGGCCAGGATCTCGGCGCCGCCGCGCCCCAGGCCAGCGAGGCCGAGCGCATCGCCGACCAGAAGCTGATGGAGCTGCTGGGCCAGCTCGGCACCACGGTGGCGACGGCATCGAAGCTGCTGGAACTGTCGCGCGGCATGGCGGTGCATTCGACCGGCCAGGTCAAGAACATCGTCAACCTGCAGTCGGGCGCCGCCCAGGTCGTGTTCTCCGAGGAGCATCTCGGCAGCGACGGCGCCCCGCTGGTGGTGCCCGGCCTGTTCCTGGTCGGCATCCCGGTGTTCCTGCACGGCCGCCCCTACCGCATCCCGGTGCGGCTGCGCTACCGCAAGTCCGGCGCGAAGCTGGTCTGGTTCTACCAGATCCACCGGCCCGACCTGGTCTTCGACGATGCCTTCCGCGAGGCCGCGGAACTGGCGGGGGAAAAGACCGGCCTGCCGCTGTTCTACGGGCAACCCGAGACGGTGCCGACGGCGGCCCAGACCCGCTGACGCCCCGACGGCGGGCGGCGTGCCCTCCCTCCGCCGCCCGCCGAGTGCCGAGCCCAACCACCCCGACGATGGACCAGACGATGACCCAGCCCAGCCCCAGCATCGCCGCGCCCGCCGCCACCCGCGGCCCATGGATCCAGACCCACGAAGGCCTGGCCTTCCCGTTGATCAACCCGGAGGCGGCGGATATCCGGCGCGCCGACCTGGTCGCGGCGCTGGCCAAGATCAACCGGTTCACGGGCCACACGCGCGAACCCTATTCGGTCGCGCAGCATTCGGTGCTGGTGGCCGAGCTGGTCACCCAGTTCAGCGACCACCCGGACGCGCCGCGCTATGCGCTGCTGCACGATGCGCACGAGGCCTATCTCGGCGACGTGGCGACGCCGGTGAAATGGGCGTTGCGCGAATTCGGCAGCATTGCCGTCGACGCCCGCGGGATGATCGAGGATCGCATCGACGAGGCGGTCCACCGCGCCTTCGGCCTCGCCCCGCGGCCCGGCGCGGGCATCACTTTCGCCGTCAAGGCGGCCGACCTGCTGGCCCTGATGGCCGAGCGCCGCGACCTGCTGAAGCCGGGCCCGGCCTGGGAAGGCGACTACCCCGACCCCGCCGGCGTGCCGCGGATCGAACCGTTGAACTGGCGGCAGGCCGCGGTCGTGTTCGACGCCGCGATCACCCGGCTGTTCGGCGACGCCGCGCCGGCCTGGGTCTGACCCCATGGCCGGCAGCGTCAACAAGGTCATCCTGATCGGCAATCTCGGCCGCGACCCCGAGATGCGCACAACCACCAGCGGCGCCGACATCGTCCACCTGTCGATCGCCACGTCGGAAAGCTGGAAGGACAAGGACTCGGGCGAGCGGAAGGAGCGCACCGAGTGGCACCGCGTGGTCATCTTCAACGAGGGCCTGGGCAAGATCGCGCACCAGTACCTGAAGAAGGGATCGAAGGTCTACATCGAGGGCGAGCTTCACACCCGCAAATGGACCGACGCCGCCGGCCAGGAGAAATACTCGACCGAGGTGACCCTGCCCCGCTTCCGCGGCGCGCTCACCTTGCTCGACGGCGGTGGCGGCGGCCGCGGACCCAGCGAGGACGATTACGGTACCACGACCAGCCGCGGCACCGCCGGCGGCACCCCGAGCCGCACCGGCTCGGCCGGCGGCGGCGCGGCATCGGGCGGCGGCTATGGCGGCGGCCCGATCGGCCTCGACGATGAAATCCCGTTCTTCAGGCCCGACCGATGAGCGACACCGGACTGTTCACCGACCTGCCCGAGCAGATTGACCCGGCCCCGCCCAAGCCGCAGCGCCGCCGCCGGCAAAGTTTCCGCGAGCCGCGCCGGAACGCCGCACGCCAGGCGCCGCGCATCGCCGCGTCGGCGCGGGAACGGCGACGTAGGCAATGGCCCCTCGGCGTCGGGATCAATGTGGTGCTGTTCGCCGGCATGGGTGGCGCCTGCCAGGGCATGGAAAAGGCGGGATTTCCCGTAGCGGTCGCAGTCAACCACGACGAGATCGCAATCGCGGCGCACCGCGCCCTGAATCCGCATACCCGGCATATCCAGGCCGACATTCTCGAAGTCGATCCCTACCTTGCCGTCGGCGGCCAGAGGGTTTTCCAGCTATGGGGCAGCCCGGATTGCGTCGATTTCAGCGTGGCCAAGGGCGACGCGCCGCGATCACCGCGCCGACGGTCTCTGCCGTGGCAGATGTGCCGCTGGGTCGGCGTCCTGCGAAAGCGAGGCTTGGGGCCTGAAGTCGTATACCTCGAAAACGTCAAGGAGATCCGTGGCTGGGGGCCTTTGATCGCGAAGCGATGCAAGGCGACCGGCCGCGTCGTCAAGCTCGACGGCACCGTGGCAGCGAAGGGCGAGGTCGTACCGGTACGCGAACAGGCCCTGGTCCGCGACCCGAAGCGGGCCGGGCAGCGGTGGCGCGCCTGGTTGAAGCACCTGCGCGGACTGGGCGCCACCTACGAGGATCGCGACCTCTGCTGCGCGAACTACGGCATTCCGACCACCAGGACCCGACTGTTCGGGATCGGCCATTTCAGCGGGGCAGCGCCGGTCTGGCCGCAGCAGACCCACGACCGTCGACACCGCGAAACAGTCCTCTCAGGGCGCCTTCTTCCGCACGTCGCGGCCGCCACAATCCTCGACTGGTCAATCCCGATCCCGAGCATATTCGACCGCAAGAAGGACCTGGTCATCGCCACCCAGCGCCGAATCGCCTTCGGCACTAAGCGCTATGTCATCGACGCCGAAAAACCGTTTCTGGTCGCGCTGACCCATCACGGTCAGCGCAACCCGATCGATGTCGACCTCCCGGTACCGACAATCACCGGTGCGCATCGCGGCGAGATGGCCCTTGTGGCGCCCTCACTGGTATCGACGACGCATCGTGGCGGCGCCGGCTCGGACAACCGGACACATGAAGGTGCCGGCGCCCTGCCGACACTGACCGCGAACGTCAAGGGCGGCGAGCTTGCCGTCGCCGGCGCCTGGCTGGTGCAAAACAATACCGGGGTGATCGGACACTCGGCGGAGGAGGCATTGAGCACCACCGTCGCCACCATGGGACCGCAGGGCCTGGCAGCCGCCTATCTCGTGCATCAGCGAGGCACGGGCGCGCCGACGTCGATCGAGGAAAGCCTGCGGACACTCGCGACGGGAGGCGGACGCGGCGGCGACAATATCCACGTCGCCGCGGTGCATCTGACCAAGTTCCGGGAGAACTCGGTGGGCGGCGACGTCAACGACGCGCTGCCGACCGTCACCGCCAACGGCAACAGCGAAACCCGTCCAGGCTGTGCCATTCCGCTCGGTGTCGTCGCCGCGTCCATGGTCCAGGTCGGCTATGGCGAGCGCGACGGTCAGGAACCGCGCGCCCTCGACATCGAAGAGGCGATCGGCACCCAGGTCGCCAGCGAAGTAAAGCACGCCATCACGGTTGCCCATCTGACCGAGTATTACGGCACAGGCGGCCAGCACCAGGATGTCGGCGACGCGCTGAACACCCTGCCGTCAGTCGATCGCTTCAGCGTAACCAGCGCCGGACTGCAGTCGCCACCGCTGACGCCGGCACAGTACGCCCGCGCCCGCCAGGTCGCCGATTTCCTGCGGCGCTTCGGATGCTGGGACGGCGGCGAGATCGTTACGGTCGGCAACTACATCATCGCGGACCTCGGGATGCGGATGCTGAAGCACTGGGAAGCCGCCAAGGCTCACAACCTGACGATGCCGGACGCCATCACGCTCCAGAAGCGGGACCGCAAGGGCAACCGGCTGTTCGACGGCGACGGCATGCCGATCATGATCAGCCGCCCGTTGAACAAGACTGAGGCGATGCGGCTGATCGGCAACAGCGTGCCGGCCGACATGGCGGAGAAGTTGAGCGAATTGAACGCGGCAGCCGCGCTGAAGGCATTGGGCCTGATGCCGGACATGAGGGCCATAGCATGAGCACGAACCAGCACCCGCTTGTCATCGGCTACACCAACTGGCAGGGCGAATGGTCGCTGCGCCGGATCATCCCGACCGGCGCGCCGTTCTGGGGCACCACGAAATGGCACCCGCTGCCGGGTTGGCTGCTGCCGGCGCACGACCTCGACCGGGGCGAGGGCCGGCTGTTCGCCATGAAGGAATTCGGGCCGCCGCCCGCCACCTGCGCGCCGGCCCAGCTCGAGCGGCTGGCGCTGCTGATCGAGGAATCGAGCGAGGTCATCCAGGCCGCGACCAAGATCCTCCGATTCGGCGCCGACAGCACGCACCCGGCAACCGGAGAGACAGGGACCCAGGGACTTGAACGCGAACTGGGCGACCTGGACGTCGCCATCAGACTGATGGCCGCGTGCGGCGACGTCGATGACGCGGCGATCGACCGGGCCGCCGATGGCAAGGCCGGGCGGATCGGCCCGCAGCTGAAGCACAACGATGCCTCCGGACTCACGCGATCGCGCGATGCAGGCCTGGGCGCGAGGGCGAAGGCGACCAGCCATGGCTGATACAGCGATCGAATGGGCCGGCAAATCGTGGAACCCGATCGTCGGGTGCAAGGTGATCAGCCCCGGCTGCACCAACTGCTATGCGATGCGCCTGGCGCCGCGGCTGGCGGCGATGGGACAGGCGAAGTACGCCGGGCTGACGCGCGGCGGCCGGGCCGGGCCGGTGTGGAACGGGCGATTCGCGCTCGACGCGGCCGCGCTCGACCTGCCGTTCCGATGGCAGAAGCCGGCGACGATCTTCGTCAATTCGATGGGCGATCTGTTCCTCGAGGGCGTGCCGGCCGAGGCCGTCGATCGCGTGCTGGCGGTGGCCGCGCTGACGCCCCGGCACGACTATGTCTTGCTGACCAAGCGCGCCGACCGGATGCAGGCCCATTTCGAGGCCGGGCTGTCCGACAGGGGCACGCCGCGCCGACTGATGGCGATCGAGGACCAGATGCAGGCCTTCACCACGTTCGGGGTGGAAACCGTACCCGCCTGGCCGCTGCCCAATCTGTGGCTCGGCGTCAGCGTCGAGAACCGCGCCCAGCTCGGTCGCATCGATCAGCTGCGCCGCACGCCGGCGGCCGTCCGCCTGATCAGCATCGAGCCCTTGCTCGAAGACCTCGGGCCGATCGATCTCGCCGGCATCGACTGGGTCATCGTCGGCGGGGAAAGCGGCCCCAACGCCCGGCCGGTTCATCCCGACTGGGTCCGGTCGATCCGCGACCAGTGCCTCGCCGCCGGCGTCGCCTTCTTTTTCAAGCAATGGGGCGGCTGGCGGGTGATCTACGACCGCGATGCCGACGACCCGGATTGGCGCCAAAGCGGCGAGATCGCCCGGCGCAACCCGCGCGGGCGCTGGCTCAATCTCGCCGGCGGGCACGGCTTCCACGGCGACCGGCTGGTCTATGTCGTGCCCAGCGGCAAGCACGCCGCCGGCCGGAAGCTGGACGGGCAGGTATGGGACCGGCGCCCGGCCCGCAAGGTGGCCGCCTGATGTCCGGCCCCGACAACCTGCGGACGCCGACGCACGCGCTGTCGATCCTGCAGCCCTGGGCCTGGCTGATCGTCCACGGGCACAAGGCGGTCGAGAACCGCAACTGGAAGCCGTGGAATCACGGGCTGAAGATGCGCGGGCCGATCTGGGTCCATGCCGGCAAGGGCTTCGACGCCGACGGCGTCGACTTCGCCCTCGACATGGGCATCGACCTGCCCCAGGACTCCGAGCGCTACGACCGCGGCGGCATCGTCGGGCGAGCCGTCATCACCGACGTCGTCACCCGCCATCCGTCGCCCTGGTTCTTCGGACCCTACGGGCTGGTGCTGGCCAAGCCCGAACCCGTGGCCTTCAAACCCTGCCGCGGGCAACTCGGCTTCTTCGTCCCGAACTTTGACGCACCAGCGCCGGAACCGGCGAAGGACGCGCCGCGGCAACCGGCCTCCGCGTCGCGGCAAGGAGCGCTCGAGCTATGACCGCGCATCCGATCCGACTCCAACTGTCGCGCAAGAAGGGCTTCAACCTGCAGTCCCTGTCCCTGGCAGCCAACGGGCTGCCGGCGGTCAACGTGGCCAGGCCGTCCCCCTACGGTAATCCCTTCGTTATCGGCGAGGACGCGCATCGGCTTTATGCCGCATTTCATAAAGGCGTCGTGCCTGATGCCGCCACGGCGGTGGCCCTGTTCCGCGCTGTGCTGGTCAACGAGTTGCGACAGTCTACGGATCATGCCGATCGGGCCTGCGACCTGATCGCGGCCCTCCGCGGCCACAACCTCGCCTGCTGGTGCAAGCCCGGCGACCCCTGCCACGCCGACGTGCTGATCGAGATGGCCAACCCGCCCTGCCCGACCTGCCACGGCATCGGCTGGCGCCAGATCCTGCTGCCCTCGACCCAGCCGGACGCCGAGCCCTGCCCCGACTGCCGCAACCCCCTGGCCAAACCCTGCCCCTGGATACTGCCATGACCGATCGCTGCGACACCTGCCCGCACATGCCGGGCCACGCCTGCGAACACCCCGACCTCGCCGCCCAGCAATTCCTGCCGCCGGCGGGCTTCGGCTGCAGCCTGCACCCCGGCCCGGCACGACGGCCGCTGACCGCCATGCTGCGCGAGGTGGCGGCGGAGGCGGCCCGGCGGCTGGCCGACCGCATCGCCGAGCCGACGTGAGCCGGCCGGACCGTGTCGAGGTCGTGCCGCGCGGCCTCGCCGAGGATGCAGCCGCCGCCTATGTCGGCGTCTCACCCCCGCTGTTCCGCCAGGCGGTCAAGGATGGCCTGATGCCGCCGCCGATCCAGCTGGGGCGCCGGCGGCTGATCTGGGATCGCAGCGCCATCGACGACGCCTTCGACCGAATCGGCGGCCGCCGGCCCGATATCGCCGACCAGGCGGCGCGGCGCAAGGCCGAGCGCCAGCAGCGGGACGAAGAGGCGCTGGATCTGGCGCTCGCCCGGCGCTTCAATCGCTGATGATCATGGCGGCGCCCGGGGGCGAATGTGGATCTGCGGCTGAAATATGTGACCAGGCGCCGGGACAAGGCCGGCGATCGCTGGTACTGGCAGCGCCGCGGCCACCCGCTGGTCCGCCTGCCGGACGATGAGGCCGACCGCGCCGCCATGGCGCTGCGCCTCAATGCCGATGCCGACCGATCGGCCGGCGCGCTGGCGGTACCCGGTTCGATCGGCTGGGTGATCGAGACCTATCAGGCATCGGACGACTTCCGCGACCTCGCCCCCGGCACCGCCCACTATTACCGGAAGTGGCTGGCCGATATCGGCCGGCTGGGCCTGGCCATCCCGTTCAAGCTGCTGACGCGCCGGCGCGTGGTCGACTACATCTCGGCGATCGAGGGCCGGGGCGAGCGGCGCAAGGCCGCCGCGGTGCTGCGGAACCTGTTCAACGTGGCCATGTATCACGAGTTGGTCCGGGAGAACCACGCCGCCCGGCTGAAGCTGCGCGCGCCGCCGCGCCGGCAGGAATTGTGGTCGCCCGAGGATATCGAGGCCTGGCTGTCGGCCGCCGCGACGCATCCGCACGGCCAGGACATGGTCACGGCCTTCACGCTGCTGCGCTACATCGCCCAGCGGCCGGCCGACGTCCTGAAGCTGACCTGGTCGCAGCATCTGGGCGACCGCATCCGGTTGCGCCAACAAAAAACCGGGAAACTGGTAGAACCGCCCCTGCATCGCAATCTGCGCCGCCATCTCGAGGCGATTCGCCCGGCCCAGACCGAGGGCCGGCGCATCGTGGCGAATCGGGGCCGGCCGATCCCCTATGCCTCCTTCAGCGCCCGGTTCCACCAGATCGCCACCGCCGCCGGCGTCGGCCACCTGCAGCCGCGCGACCTGCGCCGCACAGCCATGGTCAACATGGCCGAGGCCGGCGCCACCCCGATCGAGATCGCCGCGATCAGCGGACACACCATCGAGGAAACGACCAAGATCCTGGAAACCTACATCCCGCGCACGTTCGCCATGGGGCAAAACGCGATCGACAAGCTGGAACGCCACGAGGCCAAACGGCGAAAAAAGTCTAACGCGGCTTCTGGAAACGGCTAA